CCCTTATGCATAGGTGCTGGCATTGTAATGCTCACAGTAACCCGTGGAAAACGAGGATGGTGGCCCCTTATGGGAGCAGGAGGAGTAATTCTTTTCAATGTTGCTATGGCAAATTATGCAAAATGGATTATAATCCCTAGCATACTAATTTGTTTTGGTATAATAGGCTTTTACGTGTGGAACCGATTTGGTAGGAGAAAAAAATGTTTACCTCAATCATCGGAAATATCGGGTGGATGGTCGCCAGCTTCCTGGCGGGGACTTTTCTCGGGCAACCAATCATCTGCAAAATTAAAAAAATGCTCGGGTTCAGCAAAGAATGCTGTAAGAAAGGATAAGTAAGATGGCAGGTGTAAAAGTTCTTCCCGTAGAGGAATGTCCAGATGTAATTTGTCAGTATGTAAGTGTTACACTTAGTGTTGATACAGTAGATACAGAGTTAACTCATGATGCTTATATTATGTATTGCGAACAAGATACTATAGTTGATGCAGCTTTCATGTCTTTCACAACAGTCGATGGTGGTAATAATGCAACATATACTCTTCAAGCGGTAGCAGCTGGAACTGGTCCTGAAGGATCTGGTACTGCTTTTACCAATAGTCCAACTAGTGGTGCTACTGCTGATTCAACAATTACTTTTACCATTACTGAAACTGCAAACATAATTCCAGCAGGTTCAAGGATTGCTCTTAAAGTAGGTGATAATGCTTCAGATATTGAAGGTGTAAATATTACTTTAAGAATCAGAACACGTCTTCCTTAAGATTACGTTTTACAATTAAACCCCAGAGAGTGGGGGCGAGGGGTCACACTAGATCTTCTCGCCCCTTTTTATATGGAGAGAATGAATGACAAAACAAGCGGTAGAGGTTCCAGTATTTACTGGTGACCAACAAAGACAATTTCTGGAAACAGAATTGATAGAAAGCAGAGTTCCTAGCATAAGGAGTTCTGATTTCGAACTGATACTTCACTGTCCCTTTCAGTATTATCTGTCAAGGAGACTAGGTCTTATTCCAATTTTCCAACAGTCACAGGCTTTAAGTCATGGCTCATGGTTTCACACTTACATGGAACACTTCCATGAAGAAGAATCTGTGCGTGATGAAAAGTATTTGGCTGCATGGAAAAGAAGAGAAGTTGAATTGGATGAGATCTGTCGTACTTACGGAATCATCGGAGAATCTAAAGATGGAGTAATCCAGAAAGAAGAGAGATTCTCTGAAGAAGCCAAAGCTTGGTGCAAAGCCCTTTATAAAGTAAGGATGTCCAATGGATTTTCCTTCGTAGATTACTGCACACAAGACTATTGGCAACTGTTAGGGACTGAAGTTTCAGTAATGACAGATGAAGTAGTTCCCAGGGCAGCAACTTTTGATGTACTTCTTTACCACAAAGAACAGAATAGTGTATGGATAGTTGACTACAAAACCACAGCTATGTCTCCTATAGATAGACTAAGGCTTTGCCCTATTGAGTTCCAAACAAGACACTACACTCACATACTTGAAGATACTAAAGCAAAAGTATTGGAACATTTTGATCTACCAAAACATGCAAAAGTTGGGGGGATGATTCATGTAGCGGTACAGAAACCTACTATTAAGTTTGGAATACGTGATAGAGATTTTGAGATGAATGAGAAAACATTAAAACGAGGACCTCGAAAAGGACAAACCATAGTAGAGAAAAACTTTTACGGAGAACCTAAGTTAGAAAACTATATTCAAAGGTGTGAAGATTGGTACAAAGGAGCAGGAGATTTCTTAGATAAGAAAGCAGATAGAGAATCTAATCCTCCTGTATCTATCTCAGTATGCAGTTTAGAAAAAACAGACCTAGAAAAACAACAGTACAAGAAAGAGATAAAGTTTATTAAAGACTATGCTAGTAAAATTGCTAACCCTACTGACTTTATGAAGTCATCTAAATACTTGTATTCACATGGACAAAAGTCTCCATACGCAGAGTTCTATTTACAACCAGTACCTCTATGGAATTCAATAATAAAGGAAGGATTTAAAATTCATGACCGTGACAAAGAAGTCAAGTTCCTCTAAGTCGGCATCCGCTCCCGCCCAAAGTGCGGGGAGCGTAGCCTCCCAAAAGAAACCACCGTTGTGTTGGACAAAAAGATTTGATAAAGAAATAGCTTCCAAGTTAATCTATCCTTTTATAGATCAACTACTAGGTGAGTTATCAGTAACTAAACAGATGCCTAAAAACATTAAAGAGTTACATCAATCTTTTCAAAAGAAATATAAAACTGTAATAACTTTGAAGCAGTTCAATACTTGGTGTGAATACTTAGGAATTAAATTTGAAACTCAAGTAAGGATTCAAACTAACATTCCAGAGCCAGTAAAAAATATTCAAAATACTAATACTCAAGAGTTGCAAAAAGTGCAAGGTTCTGGTAACTTTGTCAAACCCACAAAAACTGATTTTGAAAAATTTGGAGGAATTGATATAGGATGAAACAAACCCTTTTAGATAAACCCGTGAATAAATATTCACAACTTGGATTCGCTGCCGAGAAGATGATACATCCTCCTGGCAAACTTCTAGGCTTGCTTGTAGGTATGCCTGGATCAGGAAAGTCTTGCTTCATACAATCTAATCCTGAAGCATTCATCATAAACACAGACGCTAGTAGTACCACGAACGATGAACCACAAGCGTGTATGTGGCCTGGTGTAGATGCACAAGGAAGAGCTATAGATGTAGGTAACAAACCTATGGTTCTAAATTGGCAAGCAGTCCTAAACAAAAAAGAACAACTTATACAGATGGCGAAGGATGATGTTCCTAGACCTGAAACAGTAGTAGTTGATTCACTTAATCCTGCCATCTCTATGGTGAAAGATCATGTCACCGAAAAAGCAGGAAAGAAAACTTGGAAGGAAATGGATGGGCGTAGAGCATGGGATGATGTCTACGAAGAACTCGTTCGTTTCGCTACCGATATCCGAAAGTATGGATACGGGTTCTATTACATATGTCACATTGTCAATGCCAAGATCCCTTTAGGTGATGACAGATATATTATTAGACCTGAACTGACTATCACAGATAGTTTCTATAAACGTTTATTCCCTTTGTTTGAATTGGTTATAGCCTTTGAAAACTCTTGGGTAACTGAAAGTAAAACTGTACAAATGAAAGGCCCAGGTGGTAAGCCTGGTCCACAGAAGACTGTATCTTCTAAAGTAAGTAAGCACTTCGTTAAAGTAAATGACGAGTCATTAAGCGGTATTACTAAATGTCGTGTGAACTTACCCGATTCTTTTGAAGTTCCGAAGCAGGGTGCTTGGAATGATTTCGCCTTAAAATATAAAACCGCAATAGAAGGAAATACTAAATGAGTACATCCGCAATCTTCGCATCGTTACAAGATGAATACAACAACGCAACTGCTGACCAAGGTCTTGGTTCACTAGGAGAATGGCCTGCAGCAGGTAACCATGAATGTTATGTTCTTGGTATGAAAATAGATGAGAACGCTTCGTTCCGTCAATCATCAGATGGTCAAGAGTTTCCATCAATCATGATTCAATTCGAATACCAGTTGGTAGATGACCCCGATAGATCTACTGCTTTGGTGTGGAAGGGTGCTCCTTTCAACCTGATCAAAGATTCTAATGTTCTTACACATGATGGATCTAAAACCCGCACACGAATCGAAATGGAAAGATTCAAAGGTCACCTTAAAACTTTAATGGGTGAAGCAGTAAACGATCTGCCTTCAGCTATTGATAGCGTTCAAGCTAAGTTCAATGGTGATAGTGCAGTAGTGGCAATGATTCGTTGCCAATACAATCAGAGAGGCACCCGAACCTATAAGACTGAGTATCTTCAGTATCTTGTAGGTAATTAACTTAGATTCAACTCCCCTTAGTTAACCAGATCTGCTGGGGGGAGTTGTTTCTTTGATACACTATTTAAGTACAAATAAGGATGTCTCTCTTTCATGAAAAAAACGCACCTCAATGTTTGGGGTGGGAGATGTTCTCCCCACGGATTGGGAGAGAGGCATTCTTCATACCTTGGCAACAAGGTTCAACATTAGTATGACAGCTTACGCATTGATAGTGACTATGCACATATACATATCCTGCTTGTGAATAGCAGTATAAACATCGTTCAGTCTTTTCTAATGTCTTCTGGATTTCGTTTACCTAACCTTTCCCAATCAGGTGGCATATCTTTCATGATACGGATCATAGTTTCTAGCCTAATTATGTCGTTATCAAGTATCCTAATACGATCTATTAACTTTACAATCATACCAAATTGTTTGTCTAACTTGTCTGTTAAAGTCTTCATCATCCATTTAACGGTAAAAAAGAAGGCTAAGAAGCCAGCAATAGCCATTGCTGCTTCGAATCCTACCGCTTCAACGGCTTTTAAAAATGATGCTGCACTATCCATTTTTCACCCATATGTATTATATACTGTATAATTATTTAGTCTCCCCCCAAGTAGAGTATTGGGCTACAACACCAGTAGCCCATGCTCATATTGATTCGCTCATTCTCTTCTCTTCTGGATTCTCCTGGTTACCGCAGCCAGGAGAGTCTTTTAATAGGAGCTTTACATGCGTTTAATTAGATTTACCCCAGAGAATTGCCCTTATATCGAGCCTTTGCATAAGGATAATTTCGAGTTTAAATTGACTGATTTCTTTGTGAAGGTAGCAGGATTAGAAGAGGAAGATGAGGAATCTAATCAAGAATGGATATTGGGGGGTCATCCAATAGCACATATGGCAGCACCTGGCACGATAGTTTTTGGGGCAGGATTCTTTTCTAGACAGGATCGTATCGCTCCAAACGTAGACATTCGAGCTATATGGGGAAGAGGATCACAGTCTTTATGTGAGCTCACTACCAAAGATTATATGTATTTAAGAGAACAACCCTGTGGTTTCTTGTGGCATTTGCTTCCCTACTTTTTCCTTCCCGAAAGGACTAGGGAATTTGATGCAGTCTTGCTTCCTTCGGATGAGGCAGAATTTGAATACTTTGCTAATCAAAATTGGGTAGTCGATTCAATGTTGGTAATCCATCCTCATGCTAATCCTGATGAAATAATCCATGCGATTAGATCTGCTAATCACCTTCAAACTACTAGCCCCTATGGGATTATGTTAGCCAATGCTTATGGGGTAGATGTAGTAAAGATAACAGGGTTACGAAACAATACCTTTGACAACTTGAATACCCATGACTATCTGATGACTCAAAGACAAGTAGACTTTAAAGTTAGTTACCTAGAGGAAGTTTGCCCTTTTCCATTAAATAAAAAATACGAACACCCTAGACCAATTATCAGTCAAAAGTTAAACCCCGCCTAGGTAGTAAATAGAAGTGATAGCAAACTTAGGGATCGTGATCACATAGTCCATAGTTTTAAGTTCAGGTTTCCAGGCCCCAGCCATAGTAATATAATCTTCTTCATCCCTAATTAACATGCCCACCTGTTGGATAACTTGGGGGGTGGGGATCTCATTAAGTTCTACTTCAGCGTTTTCCCCTGGCTCACAACTGTCTATCCATATCACGTATACCATTTTGTACATTGGAGGAAAAAACTCTTTCTTGATCTCTTTTTTTTGACCCATTATTTTGAACCCTATAATAGTTGATTGCCCTGTCGAGTGTTCCTCTAAAATGAGGGGACTCTTTGATTATCTCATAAAGATCTAAGAAATCTAGATTCTCTAACTGTTCTCTAGTAATTTTATTCATAGCGTTATTAGTTGAGAATCCCAGTCTTTTTTACTAGGTCTCCTTACATCTCCTGTATTGCATTCACCTACCACGACTCCATGTCCCCAGTTAGATGAATCTTTCCTTCTCATATAGACAGGCTTCAAAGGCCCTAGAGTCCCCGCATTAGCATACCAGAGGGGAAGAGATACACCACGAGCCTTCATGCATTGTGTTGGAGGGACGGGTCTGTGGGTGTGTCCTCGTACAATGAGTCTATGGGCATGTCCTCCCATGAGGTTGTTAAAGTGGATGGCTTCGATTTCATCGCTGTTTCCCCCTGCTTTGAATCCATGTGCAAAGAGGACTGGTCCAAGTCTATAGATCCCCTTCTCTGAATTAATATAGGGAAACTGTCGCCATCTTCTAAACGTTTTGCCAAGTTGAGAATGCCTATTCCAATCAAGCAGAGAACGTAAGCGATGGTCAGTTCTACGAGGGTCGGGGTAAAGAATGTTGTCATCGTGATTGCCGTGCATCCAGATGAGCTTGCAATGCTCAGAGCATACAGATTCAACTTGTTCCAGGAATTTAGCTCCTTGATAATACTCCTCTTCAAGAGTATGAGAGGCTTCATCGGGGTGGACAGATACGGCAGTAGCATCAAAGAGATCTCCTAAACAAATTACATGGGTAGGTTTTTCTTTTACAATAACTTCTTGTAAGGATTTTATTATATCCTCTGGATGAAAAGGCACATGCACACAACTAAATGCTAAAAACTTAGACTTCTTATTCTGTCCCATAAGGCTTGTAACCTATAAAAGATGGTTCTTGGAAAAACTCTTTCTCTTTTTGATCACGCATCATCTTATTTATAAACTGTTCTGTCTCAGGAGTTAAGTTTAAATTTGAATTTCTATCAAAAAATTGTGATCTTGCTTTAGCAGTTTTAGCTTCAGGATTAAGAATTACATGTTCAGGAATACCCACACGATCCGCTTCTCCTGCAAACAATTTTTCGTATTGACTTCTTACATTCTTATCTAACTGATCGTAAATTCTTTCTGTTCTAGCTTTATTACGATTATCTATAAAGGAACGTAGTTGAGTCCTAGTAATAGTAAGAGGTAATTCTTCCCCTGTTTTAGGATCTCTATACTTCCTACGGAAATCTAAATCAATCTTATTGTACTCCTCAATGTCATTAGACATCAAAGCAGCCAATGCTCTTCTTTTGTAATCTCTTATAATTTCTCTTTGTTTTAAAAGGTATCCATCTAATTCACCTGACTTGTTGTACCTACCCAAGTCCATACCTAAACCTTTTAATACTAACTCTTTACCATCTCTATATTCTACGAATCTACCATCTCCCATATACACGGGATACATTCCTTTTTCGTTTGGCTTGTTCCAATCAACATACTTTTTTTGCATGGCTTGAGGCAAACCAAATAAAGAACTAGGATCAGCTTGAGTAGATATTGATAAAGCTCTAGACAAAGAAACTCCACCAGGGAGTAGTCTTGCAAATGATTGTCCTGTTAACCCCCCGTCACTTACCATATTGACTGCAATATCAAGGATGGGAGGAGTAGGCAAAATACCAAAAGTCTTTCGATTTTGGTTCTGATTCATAATCTCATTAAAAGGTAAGATCTCAAAATAAGCAGAAGCTCCTAGGCCTCTGGTCATATCAGCCCCTAGCATCTCCTTACTGGCTTCGTAGATCACAGCCCCTATCCCCATACTTCTGGCAAAGTCAGCCATAGGAGCCGTATAACGCCCCGCAAACTGGGGTATCTCAGCTCCTCCTAGAATAGGGCTAAGAAACCGTCTTCCTCCCCCTACATCTTGACTGGTACGAACAAGAGAAGTAAAGGCTTTCATAGGAAAAGAAAGAAACTGACGAGCTGTAGGAAGATCTCCTACCCTTCCAATTGGTCCAGCCCCTTGGAAGAGTAAGGGCTGATTTAAGGCAGTGCCACCAAACTGAGTTTTATCTACCATTTCTTGGATAGATTGAAGTCTATTAAAATAAGCACTTGAACCTTTTATAAAAGCAGCTTTAGTCCCTGCTTGTTTATAAAGATTATCTACGGTATGAGCAGTTACTAAACGATTTAACCATTCTGTTTTTTCAAACATCTTCATAGGTAAATCCATAGATAACCATCTAGCCATAGAAGGAGGTTCTCCTCCTACTCCAGTACTAATAGCATCGTCTAAGTTTTTAAACAAATCATCTTGGATACCTATTAACTCAGCATGAGTAAGATTATCTTGAATTAACTTACTTCTTTGGTTGTTAGAAATCCTACCAAATCCGTGTTTAGCTATCCTTTGTTTAGTATAGTTCAACATATCTCCTACGGCTTGACCGTAGGCTTTTACAACATTACCTGTTCCTGACCAAGCTGCAGTATGTAAAAAAGGTTGGGTTAAGTTCAACATAACTGAACCTAAGTTCACTCCCAGGTGAGACACATATAAATAACTAGCTATTCTTTCATGTACATTTCTACCTGTAAGAGGTTTGTCTAAGTTTACAGAAGCTAGGTTTTCTAACTTATCTACAAACTTATTACCTAAAGAACCACCATATCTTCTAATTCCTTTACCAAAAGTTCCTTTGGCAAAATTATCTATAGCAATCTTTGAACTGTATTGAGCAGCAAGAGTTGAAGTATGTTTAATAGAAAGACGATTAGCCATCTTAGGAATAAACAAATCAGACAATACTTCTTTTGCCTGTGTTCTTCCCATTGAATTTAATAATTTATATTCTCTTTCTAAAAGGTCAGCTACAGACCAGCCTCCTTTGGGAGCAGCCCCAGCTTTATTAATATTTACACTTAATGGAATATCTAAATCCGCATCATCTAAACGTACACTATAAGTAGCTTTTAACTCTCGAGCAGATTTACCACCTATTCTTTGAGCATCTTTAATATTAGCATCTACATCTGCTATTAACGGAGACCAAAACTCATCAGCAAAATCTTTGCCCCCTTTACCTGCTACATGGTAAGCGTATGTTTCACCTGTTTTACGCATGTATCTATTGTGGTTAGCAAAGGGATCCATAGGGTCAACTAAAGTAACCCCTTCATTATTAGCGTATCTTGATTTAGCAACACTTATAGTTCGTTCTTTTTGATTTCGTAATGAAAAAGCAAGCTCAGGAATTTCAGCTCCTGGGGTATTTGCTAGATTAATAAAGTAGTCTAAGTCTTCAGGATCAAAAGTAGTTTCTTTTAAACCTTTTTGAATAAGGTTAGATTTTTTAGTAGCTTCAGCTGTGTCACCAAAATTACTAGCTATATTAAACTCACTTGAATATTCTGCTATTTCTGCAGGAGTAGTAGCTGAGTGTATCCCACCTATTTTTCTTGCTCTTCCTCTGTGATCAACTAAAGGGCTAAGATTATTACGAGGGACATAGTTTTGTTGTCTCATAGGGTTAATAAAAGTAACATCTATAAACTCATCAAATACTTCTTTAGATAACTTCCCTTGTTTAAATAACAATGCAGCATCGGCTCCAAGAAGTTGTTCTACAAGATCAGCACCCCTATGAAAGTCATTAAACTTTTCTACCGCATTAGCATTAAATAATACATTTCCTTCTTTTCCTGCAGTAAAAGATCTGAAGATACGATCTAATTTATCCTGGTCTTTTTTAATAAACCTAGCTGCATCTTCTATACTTTCTCCTCTATCCAAAGCTTCTTGATACAACTTAAAATTATCCTCGTCTAAAATTAATTTGGCATAACGAGTGTTATAACTTTTACGCATAGCAGTTACTAGTTCATCAGCACCTAGAGCAGATAACCTGGCATTCATAACATTTTCATTTACTAGTTGTTTGATAGGAATTTCTTCTATAACCGATTTACCATCTTCTGTTATTCCCATTACTCTTCTAACATTCGATTCTTCAGAGAGATACCTTTTTTCCAAAGCAGCACTTACTAACCTTTTAGCTTCCGCTACATCAGACTTTACATTAGAAGGAACATTCCCCGACATAATGTCTTGGGGGGAAATAACCACATCATGCTTAACTGACAACCGTTTAGCCATTTTATTAAGAGCAGGTTCTAAAATTTCGTTTACTTCATTACCTAACTCATCCATTGTTCCTTTAACTTTTTGTAGAATAGGAACAACACTGGTGCCTCTATAGATATCATGAGCATCTAAAGCACCTACTTGTTGTAAGAAATCAGAGTTAGTAGATATATTTTTAGAAGCCAATCGAGCATTCTGAGTAAAAATTTTAGTTCCTGATTGAACAGCTCTAGCTCCTGGAGGAGATAAACCTATGGTTAACCATACAAAAGGGTTAGTCGCTATACCTATTAAAGCTCTTCCTAGCTTACTTTCCCCTGCATGTTTATCTTTTAACAGAGTTCGATAGTTTTCTCTTTGAACAGGAGATAGGTTATTAGGCCGTACAAAAGTATTGAATACTGATTCCATTGTGACAGAATCATTTAAGAACTGATTTAAAATCACTCCTGGGGAATCATAAGCAGTTATAGATTCAAACTTTGACATTACCCTATTTGATTTGCAAACTGTTCAAGTAAACTTAAGTCTGCACTCCCCCCAATTACAGTTGCATCTTCTGGAAGACTTCTTCCTGCTAAAAGCTCATTGTACTTTTGGGGGTTTAATAAGGCAAGAGAGCTAATTAAACGTCTAGACTCTTCTCGTTTTTTTTCTAACTGTTGAAATAGATTTTCTTCTCTTCTCCTTGCTAACCTTAATCCTGTTATAGATTGGTTAAAAGAAGAATCATAAACTTTACCATATAAAGGAACATCTACCCCTTCTGTTCCTCCTACAAAAGCATCGCTAACAATACCTTCTAACAAAGGTTTACCTACAGCAGAACCAAGAAAAGCACCACCTGCGATAGCTCCCCCACCGAGAGCTCCCGCAGCAGCAGCTTTTTCTCCTATTCCTCCAGAGGAAATTCCTTTAAGAGAAGCAGTAGGCATACCAGAAGTAACTTCTGTTGCTCCTTTACCTAATTTTCTTAAGACATCTAGCCCTGCTTTTATCTTAGCCATTTAAAAATCCTATGCTATATCCCGCATATTAGTACGAGTTAAGTTACCTAGTGCTGTATCATAAATACCTCTTTGAGCACCTTGAGGTTCCCTTGCAGCATCTAATGCAGCTTGTAATTGTAAAAACCTTGCAGAAGCAGGATCAGGCATCATAGCTTGATTTCTTCTTGCCATTGATCTTTTTAAACGTAATTGTTCTAAAGCAGCTTGTGCAGCTTTTCGTTCTCTATTACCTGCAGTAAGTGAATCGTATAAAGTAAAGAAACCACCAAGAGCTCCTAACGCTCCTAATACTTTTCCACCTTTACCTTTAAAGAATCTTTGTTTTGTTTCTTGTATTTCAGAAACTTTTCCTACAGGAACCTCCATTCCTGTAATTTTAGGAGGATCTCCTTCCCCTATCCACATATAAGTAGCACCTGGCGAACCAGGAGGACCTGTTAATCTCCATTTTGTTGTATCTGTAAAATCAATTTTAGCTTCTAATTCATTTAATGTAGCTGGATTTACAGGGACATCTACTCCTGCTGTAGGAGAAGATCTAAGTGGTAACATTCTTTCTTGGGATAATAGTTTACCCGCTTCATCTATTGGAATTTTCATCATATCTTCTACGGCTTCACCCGCAGCTCCTAGTTTAGTTCCTACTCCTCCTGGGGTACGACCAGCAGGATCAAGCTTTACAGCTGCTCGAGTTGCTTTTTTAACTTCTGCTTCACTAATAATTCTTGGACTTGCGTCAGGAGAAGGCATAAGATTTTCTACTTTTATTTCGTCAGCTTTTTCATTAGCAAGTTTTAATATTTTTTTAATTTTAGATTTTGCAGCAGGAGATAAATCTACTTGACGATTTATCCTATTTGCTATTTGTTTACCATCATCACTAATAGTTCTTAATTCTTCTAAAAGGTTAACTAACTCTCCTTCTTTCATTCCTTTAATATCATCTAAATTTAAATCATCAAGAATCTTAAGCGTTCCTTGAATTTGTAAAAGAGGTCTTCCTGCTGATTTTCCAACAGGACCTAATTCCATAGGTTTAGGTTCATAAGGAATTTGATCAGCTTCAAAAATTCCAATATCAAAAGGTTTAGGTCCTTTTCTAGGTCTTTGAGGATATCCACCAGGTTCAACACTTACCATTTCTCCTACTCCTCCTGGTCTTCCAAATCCAGCTGATCTAGGATTTTGAGGAGGAGGATGACCTAATGATTCAGGAGGAGTTAAAGCTTTATTTATCCTAGCTTGTTTAGCTCTTTCTCTAGCTCTTTGTATATTAGGAGATACAGGTTTAGGTAAATCTCCCAACCCTTTAGGTTTTTTAGGACCTACTTTTGAAGGGCTAACAGGACGGACTCTCTCAAGATCTCGTTTTAAAATATCTTCTAAAGGTTCTCCTTCATAAGGAATATTAGTTGCTGGAGACGGACGTATACCAGCAGCAGCTTGTACTTCACCTATAGGGTCTATATTGCTACCTTCAAGATTCTCTATAATTGCAGTTATTCGTTTATCTATATCTTTATAAACTTTAGTTTGTTTTGAAGCTGCTTCAAATCCCATTTCGTCTTGGAAATAAAAAGCGTCTGCAATTTTACTTTGAGCATTTTCTAAAATACTATATAAACGAGGTAAATCTTTCATAGTATAAGTTTGAGTTTTTTTACCTACTTGTTTAGGCAAATCTCCCAACCCTTGAGAGGGCAGTTTAGATTTTGAAGGCATAATAGAATCAGTACCTTTATCATCATATGGATTAGGTACGTCTTTAAAATCTTTTATAAACTGTTCTTTCTCAAAATTTAAAATATCTTTTAAAGATTCTCCTCTAAACTCTATGCTTCCATCCCCAAGTTTTGAAGAACCTTTTATAATTTTATCTAAACGAGTCATTATATCGCTATAAACTCTTTGTTGTCTATCATATAACTCATCTAACTTTAAATTATTCAAATTCTCCTCTAAACTCCTTCCAGTAGGTTTACCTGCCATTTGGCGTTGCTTTTCATAAGAGTCTAAAACTTTAATATGAGCATTAGATAAAAGTTTTTTTAAAAGAGGTAAATCTTTTGCAGTGTAGAGTTGAGTGTTTTTAACTAGTGGGGGAAGTCCCATTGCTTCTCTTTGAGTTTCTGCTAATTCTCTTCCCTCAGGCAGACCAGATAAATATCTTGGAGGAAGGTCAGTTTTTTTAGCCATTGAGGTAACTCCTTTTTGATTAGGGGTAATTAATTTCCCTGCTTGTTCAGCAAGCTCCATAGTATTTTTTGTTCCACGACTTTTACCATCCCAAAAAGCTACCACTTCATCAGCATTTTTAACAATATCTCTATTTCTTATCATACCTGCTTTTTTACCTAGTCTATTCCAATCTGCAGGATAAATATCTACTTCTAATCCTCTAACTCTAGCAGCCTCTTCAGCCCATTTGTCAACTCCTCTTGCACCTCCACTTACAACAATAGTTCCTTCAGGCAAACTGTTTACAAAGTCAACAACTTGTTGTTGCTTTATTCCAGTTCTACTTCCAACAATAGCTACTCTTTTTCCTCTAGCCATTGGAAATAATCTCCTTCTTAGAACGTTCTGCTATACGTCTTTTAGTATAAGCTCCCACTCCTAAAATAGAAGTGTCTGTTCCAGGAATATAAGCAGTCCAAAGAACTGATTCTCTTCGAGTAAAAGCTCTTGATTTTCTGTTATTCCAAAGAAACTTTCTAATCTGTTTAGGATAAATACGAGATCCTTTAATCTCTTCTATACCTTCCTCATCTGAAAGATTAACTATAACCTCATTCGTTTTTCCCCCCAGAGGAATGAGCGATGCTCCCCTGGCATTATGGTCTAAACAACTTAAATGGCTAATAGTCTTATAATTAGGTTTCATTCTTTACCTCTGAGGAACAGGTTGTTGAGCTAAGAGTGCTTCAAGTGCTGCTATTCTGTCACTAGTCCTTGCATCTACTGTTTGAGAAGTCATTTCATATGCACTTTCAGCATCATCTTCTTCTTTCATAGCTATAAGTTCATCTTTTTTAGTTTCTAAAAGTTCTGCTAATCTTAGACGAGTTGTTGTTTCAAAAGGGGATTCTCCTCCAACAGTAGCTGTCCCGTAAGCTTTTTCAAAAGCTTGAGTAACTCTTTGTCTAGCAGCTTCAGTAGGAGCAAAGTCTATAATGTTAGCTACAGTATTATATAAACCTCCTAATAGTTGTTCTGTTTGAGTAGAGAATTGAGAAGGATCTCTTAAATCTGCAATAATAGCATCTAGTTGACCAGGTTCAGATAAATTAGGATTTGCCATAATAATACCTAAAGCTTGGCTATCTAATTTAACTTGTAATGCTTTTCTAGTTTCTTCTACATTACCTGTTGAAAACATTCCTACAGGACTTCTTCTAGCAATATTTGTAGAAATTCTACTAAAACGAGATGCTTCATCTGAAACATAAGTACTATCTTTAGTGTCAGGAAAAAGATTGTTTTTAATTTCTTCACTTGCCATACCACCATAAAAACCTGCTACTTCTGAAAGAGTGCCAGAAACAATTTGATCTATGATAGTTCTATAAGGAGTATTATCAGGAAGGCTATTTATAAAATTTGAATACTCAGTACCTCCAGGATCATTAAAAGCAGCAGTAAAACCTGCATTTACTCGTTCTTGCAAATTGATTATAGACTGTTCTTTTTTAAGAGGATCAGAAGACCATATTTCATCTCCAGCTAGTTCAAAAACAACATCAGCATATCCTCTATCAATTAAGTCTCTTACAACTCCACTACCTATACCATTAATTAAAAATTCCTGTATTGAGTTTCTTCCCTCATTTGTGTTTAAATCTGCATTTTTTATTACTTCTAGTATCCCACTACCTTCACCTAAATAACCCTCTGCAATTCCTGCAATTCCACCTTTAAACTTTTCAAACCTTTCAGAAGAGTTTGCATATTCTTGTAACATTAAAGCAAGAGCGTGGTTACCAGCAGTTTCCAGATCGCCACCAAAAGCAGTTTTTCTTGCTGTTAAATTTGTTTTTGCTTCTAATAAAGTTTCCTCATGTTGTTCAAGTCTAGCAAGGCTTGCTGCTTTTTCAATATTACCTTCTCTTTCAGCAGCAGCTATTTGCATTTGATACTTTTCTCTTATAGCGTTGTATTGCATTAATTTATTTTCATAGTCCTTTTGACTTTTGTCTTTATTCCTACGATATTCTTTTTCTTCTTTTTGTATTGCAGCTTGCTCATCATAACGTTGTTGCTCTAATGCTCTTGCATCATCTCGTTCTTTTCGAAAGACTTCGTTTTGACCTTTTTCATATTCAAACTTATCTTTCTCCATTTGCATTTTATCTTGTTGCATTTGAGCAGCTCGCATAGAAGCCTCATCACTCTTTTGCATTTTTTCTCTTTCGAGTTGGGCATTAATAAGAACTTGTTGTTGAGCTAACTCTTGGCTCTTTTGACCAAAAGCTTGATCAGCTGCTTGTGAAAGACCTGCTAAAGTTTCTTTATTAACTGAAGATATAGGCTGTACCATTGTAGTTTTCCTATGAGGTTAGGGTTTGAGTAAACCGTTGCATATAAGTATTGAAATCAGGAATCGTTTGAAACGATAAAAACGCTGCCATTGTAGAAGCATACTCTACAGGAGAAAGATCTATTTTAGAAGCCATTTCAGCTGCGGTTTGCATTCCTCCAATTTGTAAATTTTGTGCTGCAGTAACCATTGCAGTTCTTTGCCCCTCAATAGCATTGTAACTTTGAAGAGCATCTTTTTGAGCTTGTACACCAAAAGCATTTAACTGAGCTTCTTGCATTAGAAGACCCATTTCATAGTTTCCTTTTTCTTTTGCCCAGTTTAGTTTTGCAAGATCACCTTGCATTTCTATATTAGTTCCCATTATTTCGCTTTGAAGTCTTGTTTTTTCTGCTGAAACTTCTATGGTAGCTCCTTGGAAAAGAGCAGTATTATAAGCAACATCTCCTTGCATTAAAGCATTTCCAATGGTTGCTGCACTGTTTCTAGAATAAGCATCATTAATATCTGCTACTTGTTGTTGAACTCTACCTTCTTCACCAGGACGTACATTAGAGGTAACCATGTTAAGAGCATTATTTCTTTTTCTATCTAAAGCAGCAGTCATGCTTGAAATTGCAAGACTATTTCTATTCATTACTTTATCAGGCAAAGCTTTTCCAATAGAAGCAATTTTGTTTGCTATTTTGTCAGTATTACTTTTAAGTTTACTAGAAGCCTCATTCATTGCTTTATCGTAATCTTGAACAGCTTGATCTCTCGCTTCAAAAACTTTTTCGCCACCTTCTTTTAATAGATTGGTGGTATCTGTAATATACTGATCTACATTAGCTAAATAATCATCTACCCGTCCTGTTTGACTATCATAAGCATCTTGAGCTAGTTGCTCTTGTTGTCCTACAATAGAATCAATAGTACCCATATAATCTGCAATAGCACCTGTTTGCATATCAATAGTTGCTTGTTGAGCAGCAACAGTATTTTGATAATCAGTATCTAAAATGTTTTTAAGGATTCCAGTATTAACATCTCTCATCCTACGATCTTCTTGCTCTGCAAAAGATTTTTTATATCTATCGTAGTCTAGTTGACTAGTACCTAAGTCTCCTCCTAAAGGAGTAGATCTACTAGGTCTACGCTCAATCCCGTACTCCCCTAATTCATTACTAAAATACGCTTGTCTAAAGCTATCAAAATCAAGAGGATCTCTTCTTTCAGTCTCATTTAGATTAAGACCTTGAGTAAAATCACCCATATCTGCACCAAGAAAATCTTGGCTAGAATTTAAAAACCCTTGAAGATTAGTCTCAGGAGCTTGATAACCAGCATCGAATCCATTAGCCATTATGCGTCCCGCCTTTCATTAGTGTAGGTTGAAGCGATTTTACCATCGGCTACCAAGGATAGCAATCTAAAATCAACGTCAGGACAGAAGGAAGAAAAGAATGGAGATAACACTTGGGATTGTACACCCAATCCATCTCCAATAGGAACCCAAATTCCATTTCCTAATTCATCTAAGAAAGACCTCACTTGATCCCCATTGAAATCTTTGGGGGGAGCTGATGAAACAGGAGCTGTATCGTTTCCTTGAAAGACTCCTAAGAGATAAGAATCATCTATTGGAGTATGTTGTTCTGCTGTAAAACCTTTAATGGGACTTGAAATATCTACGATACTTGCCCCTATTGAATCGATATGTTTTGTCTTGTGGTAATCAGAAGCTTGCTCTAAAGGATTACCTGTAATAGAAGAAGTTGTAATAACAGGATGGGCAATAAACCTTGTGTAAACAGGCGATAATCCTATCCTAGTCCCACTTTTCATAGCATTTGCATCGGATGTAGAGCTATCAAACTTGATATAAATTTGATCATAAGTGCCATCTGCCCCCGCTTGACCAGCTTTTGTGACCTTTAAAACCTGGGCCTTATCACCAATAGCACCTGTAGTTCCTGGATTAGAAAGGATATAAACATAAGATCCCACCCAATTCAAACTACCTTCTGTAGATATTGGACGGGGTCTAAAGGCATTGCCTCCTGTTGACATGTAATCGGTATTGGAATTGGAAAGGCTGATAATGAATACATTGTCATCTACCCCTGATCCAGCTGCTGCTAAAGCATGTACCGTAAAACGGGTATCTCCAGGATACAAAAGAGTGGTAATTCTATTACTTCCATTTATGGTATCTGATGCCGTGCTAGATGCAATAACTGAATCTCTTTCAAATCGATACCTGTAGATTCGAGGAGCCCACTTAGTACTACTAAAAGTAGCATCGCTGGCATTCCATAAATCTCCACTTCCATCTCCTGTATAAGGATAGTTTTGTACAAAAAAAGCTCGTTCATCTCGTTCTGTAGCAGCTGCAGTAGTCAAAGCACTTCCTGTTAAAGAAGCTTCTAGACTATAAGGAAAAAACCCTGATCTTGTAAAATCAAAAGGTAAATCTTTGTATCTAGTAATTCGACCTGTGTTAAACCAAAAGATAGCTGCTTCTTTAGTATCAGGATTAAGAATAAACAAAGCTCCCATTTGAGCATCAAAAGAAAGTCTTAAGTTTCTAATGTACGATCTCCACTCATGCATCAGAAGGTAATCAACACCTTTGACATCATCTAACTGTCCCCTGGCGTCTATAGATTTTAAACCTTTATGAGTAATGAAATAAACAGAAGTTCCTACTGAGGCTGCACAATGTTCATTTACAATTCCATAGCCTTCGTGCATTTCTGAAATCTTCATGTATCCACCAATATTGGTAGATTGTTTTCGTAAGTGATAAATTTTATCTCTAGCAAACCCTATTACATTTGCTCCTGTTTTTTCAAATCGAATGATTGGATTGGAAGAAGCTTCGGGAACATAGTAATTAGATACTGGAAACAACTCAGGACTTGGCTCATACAAAGAAGACCATCTTACTTCACCTAAGTTTCTAAACTGTTGTGAACTTGAATTATTAGTTGTTGTAGTAGTGCAATCAATATTAGATACCAACAATGTATTTTCATACATAATGGCTGCTCCACCAAAAGGCATCTTCTCATCAAAGATAGTTTTATCAGTATATACATCTTGGAAGATTAATTGTTTATCATCTAACTCATAGAAGTAAACTGCTTGTCTGTATCGGCAATCATCTTCTGAACCTACTTCAGTACAAGTTTGCCATAAAGGATACATAGCTGAATCTTCTTGAGTAGGGTTCCCCCCAATATCAGCAGGTCCCATGATTCGATGATCCTCTAAGGTAATAACATTGTCTAAGTGCATAACAGAGGAAGAGAATGTTCCTCCCGCTGTTTCTGTTTTTACACTTCTGTAAATGTAGGCTTGATCCCATTTAAGGGAATCGTATTGTAAATGCAAACCTACAAACAATCCTGCATTTTCTGCAGTAGGAACAGTAGTAAGTATACCTGAGAAGTCTTGACTAAAACTATCATAAGCTGTTACACCATCTGTTACATTATTAGGATTTACTCCATAACCTCTAAAATCTTCAGTAGACATTTGAGCTATCTCAGACAATCCACTTCTTAGTTTTGTAAAACTATTTACAAATTGAACTGAAAAAGTATAGTTACCTGCTTCAAGTTTAATAGGAGTTCGTGCAAAAGTTCCTGTATTACCACTTGCTGCACCACCATTTGATAAAGTATCATTAGTAGCTAATAGGTTATCACTATGAACAGTTGCAGTACTTAAGAAATAAACTCCCGCTTCATTTTCTAAATCAGCATTTACGTCAATAGGAGTATGACCATTTGTTCCTAGAGCATTTTGAGAAATCTTTAAGAAGTAATCTCCGTTACCTCCAGAAAAATTACTTGTTGCTGATATCTCTGCAGAAGCAGAATTAGAAGTAATTACTGTATTGCCTTGAGCACCTGCAAGTTTTTGAGTAAGAGTTACTACTCCTGTTGTTGTAGTAGTAGCAGTTATTCCTTCATCATTACTTGCATAGTAATTGTTAATAGTATTAAGTAATCGAGTAGCTACTCCACCTTCATCAGCATCTGAAATACCTGAGATTCCTATATTAGTTCCTGTTTCTGTAGCAACAGAAGTATCCCAAGTAAAAGTAGTTGAAGTACCACTTGAGTCTACAAGAATAATAGTTTCACCATTTAATTCTGATACATCAATTGAACCTGCAATAGTAATACTTCCTGATGCAGCAGTTCCATTCGAAGCAGGTTTACTAGTAGAAGTAGCTCCTGTTAAAAAAGGTACTGCTGTCATATCTAAATTAGTAGCATTATTTATAGAGTTTTGAATAGCCTTCATTATTCTGTAGTTAGCTATATCACTATCGTTAGTTGTATTTGCAACCGTCTCAATATTTTGTACTGAGATCATACTCATACTAGGACAAACTCCATCTTCTGCTGCTTCTGATCCTGTGCAATCAATAGCAGTAGGACCTGCAATAGACTGAGCTTGAGTAGGTAAAGCATAATGAGTGTCATTAGTATGAGCTGTTGTATAAGCAGAACTATTATTAAACCAAAAAGATGCGGTGTTATAAGCATCTTCAACGTTACCATCAATCGTGTAATTAGAATCTCTTAGTTTAAAAGTTTTATCTGATAAGTTAGATCCTGTTACAGCACTTGTGCCATGAGCAATCCCAATAAAGAAATAAGCATTCTCTAAATGTGAAAGAGTATCTGTAAATCCTGTTGTTTCATTTACATTTAAAATAGTATGGTAAGGAGGAGTATTATTTAATTCCTCATAGTAACCTTTAGTTTTGTTTTTCCATCTTAAATCCCAAGTCTTGATAGGATCAGTATCGTAAATAGACACTTTACCCCAAGCACTATTACTACTATCGTGACGTTCTGTATTAATAGACAAAGCTACATACGGATCAGTCTCAGGAGGAGAATACAAAACAGGTTTAGCTCCTGGACCAGGAGGATCTGTTGGAGTTGTTAAATTTTCGTATTGAGTTGTGCCATCATTGCAATACGTTCCTGCTCCCCCACTAAACTGAGCAGTTAAAGTAATATTAGAAGTTCCTGTAGATACCATTGTAGTATTACCAGAAGTTCCTTTTCGTTTTTGTTTAAGAGTTAAAACATTACTTCCTGCAGCACGAGTAACTAATATTTGTCCTGCATGACCTCCAGAAGATTTAATAGCTTGTTCTAAGTTATAAGCGTGGGCTGCATTGGTAGTTCCCGTATTAATATACTTGCAACCTCCACCAGTAAATGTAGCAGGAGGAGCATCAGCAGTTGTAAAACTTGCTGATTTAGTAATAGTACTATTTCCTGCAAAACCTCCTACTGCTTGTTCAATAGTAACTTTTCCTCCCCCTTGAGTACAAGTTACTTTAGAACCTAAACCATTTGCATGAGTAACAGCAGTTATAAAAGAAGCAGCATGATTACTTGCCCCAACACCATCTCGACTAAAGACAACATTACTTCCATCAAGAGTACCATCGGTTACACTTGATTTAGCAATAAAAGTTTTACTTGTTCCATCAGTAGAAATAATAGTTATGGTTTGATCATTAGCAGGAGCCGTGTTATCAAACGTAAAATCCATTTTAGCTTTGGTAAGATCACCTGGATTTCCTGAAGTAGCCCCATGATATTCTTGGGTAGTTCCTGCACCATCAACTATTTTAATAGAGTGAATAGTTCCACCAGGAGTTGACGCACTTATTTGTCCTCCTACTGTTAGGGTAGCAGTAGCTGCAACTAAAGGAGTAGCTGTTCCTGCATAACCTTCTGCACAAGTAGCAGATCCACTATTAAGATAAGCTAAGTCCCCACACTTCTTAAGATAAAATCTATAAGGAGTTCGACCTTTTACAAACACATAAAGAAGCATTCCAAAAGTAGTAACCTCTATAGGAGTGCTTGAAACAATAGATCCTGAAGTAGAACAAGGAGAATCATCAGAATCTGCATAGTTAATAGCTGCACCATCTACTAGTAATACAGTATTCCAGGCACCACATTCTGCGTTGTAATAGTCTAAAAAGATATCACAAGTAGTAGCTCCTGCTTTTCTAGCCATTCTATATACAAAACCAAAAGCACTTTTGTTTGCATCTTTCATAACAAAAGTAACAGGCCATATACCATGATTAACAGAGGTTTCATCATGATTTGAGCTCGTATCTACATCGGCTGCCGTAAATCCATCTAAGGTATGTATATGCTCAAAACCAGAAGCAGGGCGTAAACCCCCCGAAACAGACCCATCAAAGCCAGTTAATTCTGACGCATATCGCCTACCAACAGCGGGTCTAGGTACTCGTTGATCTTGGGATATCTCTACTGTAGGGTAGACCCAAGTTAAATCTCGTCTTATTGTTTCTGCCATTAAGAGGGTTCCTTACAAAAAATCACTGGATCATCTCCCCCCAGAGAAGAAATGTAGTTCTCTGGAAGTCTCTTTATATTAACCTTATCTTCAAATTCTGCCAAAGTTTTAAGTAGGTTTGCGTATAAATCCCATTCCTCTGGATTATCAGGATATTCGTAGTGACACCTATTAAGATGAAATATCCATCTTTGAAGAATACGTTCTGTAATACAATTGTAGTTAAATCCTACAACATTTAGATCCTTCCCCAGGATCACATCGTATTTAGACCTTTTTTTAAATAATTTAGGCTTTTTACGAATCCTTACATGGGGGGAGAAAAACACCGTAGGGGACTTCATATGAGTAACGAACCATTTAAGATGGACAGGAAAATCCTGTAACCTTTTATTCATTAAATATTTATAGTTTAATCCGTAGGTATAACAATCTTCTGCCAGCTTTTGACTTTCTTTCCATTCGTCAAAATTAGAAACTAAACTAACTGCCTTGTAAAACCATTCGTTCTTTTCGAGGTGTAATGATCTTAGATTGGTGGGTTTTATAAGCCCCTTTTTTGATAACGACTCCTCTGTTGATTTCCTCGTGATACCATCCTTCGGTGTCTTCTCTTGAGTAATGAGCACATTCCTCCAAAGCTTTTTCATATTCGAAATAAGGGAAAACATTTAAGTAAGACTCCTTCGTACAATTGTATATATGTACATCTCTTGCTAAAAACTCAGGGTACAAAGCTTTAAGCATTTTGTTCTGGGCTACATATGCAGCGTTATTACCTCCAACCTTTTGTTTCATCTGTCCAAAAGCATAAGGAGTAGAGGTATTCATTTTAAAATCACATCCTATAAGATAGATTTTTGTAAACCCTAAATATTCTATAATTCTAAATGCAGGAAGTAAACTACTTCTACACCACATATTTTTTAATTCAGGATCATGCTTTTTATCGGATCCCCAATTTACTTCTCCCAATGTAAAAAATAAAGAAGGCTCTTCTAACAGTTTAGTCCAGCCCAATGTCCCATTAAAAAAATAAGCGTTAGGACAGTCTTTGGGGGTAGTTTCTAAAGTTATAAACTTATCTTCTTTTGTTTTAGTTCGTAAGTATTTATCTTTATGATGAGAAGGATAAAACTTTTGAATACGGGGATTCATATGTCCCCAAGATAAAAACTTTTCTGGGGGATCCATTGCTGTCCAAAAGTCTAAATCTATTAAAGACCATAGATTGTTAAGGCCAAAGGTGAAAGCTTGTGACTCTTTTAAAAGGTGAAGATCATGATTTCTAAGAGAAGGTCCTGATCCGCAAAGAAAAATAGATTGACCTGCATATTGGTTTTCTAAAGAAACATCTTTATCAAATCTATTTTTAAGAATCATGTATAAGTTCCTCCAATATCATCGTCAAAGATTAGAGTAGCTAATTGAGTATCTCCATCAGTCCCTGCAGTTGTACCAAATCCTGTAGAAGCTAATTCTTTAAAAGCTCCTGTATCTGTTACTTGGGACATAAAATCTCCTCCACAAGTACTTACTAATATCCTATTTTTAATATTAACGTTTCCTTGTCCTTGTCCTGTTGAAATCATAACACATTCACAATCACACCCTGTAATTCTTGCTTGGTCCATGCATTTAGTAGCAGTTTTATTTTGAGATCCAATACAAGTTATCGTAGCTCCATTAGGTCTAGTTCCGTATTCAAATGTATCACCAAAACAATGACAGTTTGTATTTCCATTAGCTCCCATATTATGAGCACAAGTTGAAGTTATATCGTTAGGGAGATGCGATAAGTTATTAACACATCCATTACTAATTACTCCTGGAAAACAACCTGTTTGGCAAGAAGAACCTGAAGCAGTTTGTCCACAGATGTAACCTCCCATGCTTTCAAACTTAGGAGCATTACAAGAAAAATCTGCTGAAGGTTCATCTGCAACTGTGACATTACATTCTACTCCTGCAACTGAATTTTCTATTTCATTTACAAATTGACAAACATCACAAGGGTTATCGTCATATAAATCAAATAAACATCCTGCAAGACAATTACCACAAGTACCAAAATTAACAAAAGTGTTAGGGCAAGCTACGTTATAAAAAAGTTTAGAGTTTTTAGGGGCTTTATACCTTCCTAAACAACCTACACAATCTCCTGCAGCTGCATCATTTTCATAACAAGTTTTACAAGCATCATCGTAGACTACATCTTGACCTTGTAAAAAAGCACATCCTGCAGGAAGTTGGCAAGATTTTAATCCTTCGGCTACTCCTTTGTAAGGGATTCTTGTTTTAGTTTCATCTATTTCTAAATGAACATACATCTTATTGTATTCAGGGTTAGGTTCTCCGTTTATCTCTTCATTAGAATCGCATACAATAGTAGGAGTTTTAAAAGTTATAACTGTGCATCCTCCTCCATGACCACAAATATTTAACTCTTGACCATCTTCACTCCAACCACAATCGCATGTTTTAGCTCCACTTGTACCCATACCATGATTAATTACAATATGAGGACTTGTAATCGTATCGGGTAATCGAGTTAATGTACAATTTTGACAACTCGTAATTCCTGTTTTACCTATAAGGATTCCACAATTTGTTTGCGTTCCAGCAGGTCTAGTATTATTACAATCTCCTGCACTTCCAAGACAAGTGTCTTGAGTTCCTGAAAGATCATTACTAGCAACTACATCGTATCTTCCAGCAGCAACATTCCATTGTAAAGAAACATCTATTTGATTACCTGCTAAAGGTTCTAATGCTAAAGAACATCCTACATCACTAAAGTTACCTTCGTCATCAAAACAACCAGGGCCATCTAAACTACCTACTGCATCGTCTTCAGTAACATCGTAATGGAATATAGCATTTGGTAATTCAAAACTGCAGTTAATATAAAAAGGTAATTTACATCCTGTTTCACAAGTTGTATAAGAACCATCCGCAGCAGGAGCACATGTTTTACAAACACAACATTCACCTTCTACTCCTCGAGGTCCTCTAAATCCTTGAATACCTGTAGATCCTGTTGCACCTGGGCGACCTGGAGCACCTTCTCCTCCATCAGCTCCAGCAATTCCAGTAGGTCCTTGTTCTCCAACTGGACCTTGCAATCCTGTTGCTGCAGTACCTGGATCTCCAATTGGACCAGTCGGTCCTGTAATAATAGAAAGAGGAGTATAAGGAAGAGTTATTGTATCAAAACTAGTACTAATAACTCTGTTAGGTTCTATTGTACTTGCTTTTGCTAAATACTCAATTTGATAAATACTATCTAATCCATATGCACGTATACCATCTACATCAAGAGTGAGTTCAGGCTCATTGATACTATTCCATTGAAAACCTGAAAGGAGTCCTTGTTTAGTTTTAAACCCTAAACCTTCTAAAGGTTGATAGGGAGCAAAAACCTGTAACTCTCTTAGTCTTCGTTGTTCATCTTCCGATTGACCAAAAGCCATAAGCTATCTACCTTAAGTTGGACAGTCTGCACCTGCAGGACCTCGTGGACCTGTTGGACCTCTTGGCCCTCTTGGACCATCTGCTCCTGCTGGACCTGTTGTTCCAGGAGCACCACTTGCACCTGCTATTCCTTGTGGGCCAGTATCTCCTTGTGGTCCTTGTGGACCTAATCCTCCTGCAGGTCCTTGAGGCCCTATTGGACCAGGAACTGCAAGATTAGCAATTTGTTCATCTGTTAAAGTAACTTCTTGTTGTACGATGTTTGTTTCAGAAGATATTTCAATATCTCCTGCTACAAACTCATACAAACTTTTTTGAAGGATTTGAGTAGGTCCTAATTGAGCTACGCCAGGAGCAGAAATGTCAGCTCCTAATTGACCATCAGCATTAAACTGTTGACCAAAGCCAAAAGAAAGAACTTCTCTTGACCCACTTGAAAGAGAAGGGTTTAAGTAATAAGTATTCTGTGTGAAATCTCTTTCATTGTATTGACTTTGATAAGGCATTATCGCATCCAAGCATCGTTAACATTATCGACTGTACGTTTTTGGTACATCTTTCCTGTTCTATTTTGGATATTAGAACGATTATCAAGAATAGTTTTCATATTTGTTTTATGTTGCAATAATAAGAAATTCATCTGTTTTTGTGAAATGTTTCTTATAGTTCCTAATTGTACTGCAGCAGAGGAAGAAATTGCACTAGCTAATGAAGTAGCCATCTGCGGAATAACTTCATACCGATAACCTGAATTATTTACAGAAATATTTACAAAAGCTGTATCTACTGTAGCCATACGAGTAGCATGGTTGTAAGAACGAATAACTCTTTCTTCAATAATATTGTTGTCAGTTCGTTTCCAAACTCTAAGAATAGCCCCTGCATAAGCTTGTTCTCTATAATCTCTATACCCTATATCACCTGTAGCAGCCAAAGTATCAGACAAAGTAAAAGTAGTTCCACTATTTCTTTGGCCTCCACTATCAGAGTAGTGCATTTGGAAATCACCATTAGGAATATAAAAAATAGTAATTGTTTCTCCTGCATCATTTGCATCTGGATAAGGTCTAAAGTTTATAGTGTTTCCATCTAATGACCAAACAGGACCACGGGGATGGTGCTCACCTCTTGGTTTAAAATCGTATTCCACTCTTCCGCTATCATTTAATTTACCAACTCGATAGATCTCACCTATACCTGGGGGGAGAACATATCTTGGTTGATCTTCAACAAGAGTAATATCATGAGTAAGAAGCATAGGATTCCCAGCAGTAAGATTAATCCTTGAAACAACATTAATCATTTCTGGAGTAATAATATTACTGAGTAAGTAATTGTTACTATATTTTGCATTTACAGTAGGGTCGTCAATATAAGACCTTACTCGATCAAGCATCATATGGATAAAAGATTGTTTGCTGTTCATGTGAAGTGTTTCCTATTACTAAGGCGAGACATAGTTTTTAATTCTTCTACCAATCCTGAGTTCTCGTCATAATCAAACGGTGAAGATGGGTCCATATAAGCTCCCCTGCTGTTCTGGTATTTTACAGCTTTTTCACGCATTTCAATATTTTCTTCCTGTTTTCTTTTTTCAGAAGCTTGTCTTTTTGCAATATTCTCTTGCATCTCTCTTCTTATTACATAATCAGGACGGCATCGCAATTCCATATATCGGTAATCTTTCCAACCACCTCTATCAAAATGTTTTTCAGAAGTTTCTAATTCGGTAAAGATTTCAGTATCTTTAAATACCCATGCTGCAAGAACATAATTACCTGTTTTTTGATGCTTGTAGGCAAATAAATCTTTTCTACCTAATCTACGATTTAAATATTCTGCCCATTCGCAATGAACTAATTCGTGATCAGATCCTCGTTTAATGCCCATTCCCATAGCTTCAGCACGTTCATCCCGTAGTATCTCAAAATAATCTTCAAATTCTTTATGTATCATAATTCCATAATAAAGAAAACCCCCTGGTTTTGCAACCAGAGGGCTCTTTAAACTAAAAGACTAGTTGTCTAAATTAGCTTGCGAATACAGTATCTGTATTACATCCGTCCAAGATCATACCTGCTGGTTGATCAGGAACAAGTTGCATACGTAGCATACCAGGCATTTGGATACCTTCAGTAGGCAATGAAACATTGTTTACTGTTTTGTAGATAGGTAACTGTGAAGGACCACCTGTTAATGAACCACCAACAAAGTTGAATGGAACAAAGTTATCTACACCAGCCATGTTGCTCATGCCTTTGTATGAAGGAGGAGTAAAACGTTTCCAGTTATTTCCACCCTTACGGATACCATAGACACGACCTGAATCAGCATACATTGAGGAGTAACCTTGATAGGTTCTTCCTTCGAATGTGAATGTAAATCCTTCATCACTGCCTTCAGAGTTTAGACTTGAAAGTCTACCAGAACGATCGATCATTTCACGACCAATTTTAGTAGCTTCATAAGCAGTCCAAACACCATCGGATGCGATTAAACAGTCAATGTATTGACCATACTTGTTTTTAGCAGCATGGAATCGACCTAGATATTGACGTAGTTTATGTTCAGTTAAAGCTCCAACACTTGTTATACCAAGTGATTTGAACTCAGGATGAACATTAACATCAATAGCTGCAGCAGCAATCGCATCTCCTTTGAGGAGGTTGTGATCAGTGCCGTCAATAGTATCGTTACCTGTAACAAGCCATGAGTTCATTCCTGCAATACCATATGATTGGTCAGCAAGGGTATCGTTACCAGATCCATCAAGACCTGTTTCTGTGATACCTGCATAAACAACAAGTTGACCTGCTTGAACTGCTGTAGAGAAGTTAGAAGCACCTACGAAAGAAACTTTACCTGCTAGTTCATCAACTGCATCAACATAAAGTTCTGTTCTTGCTGCGTCTCTATTACCATTCATTCTTTGAGTAGTTCCATCAGATGACCAAATATCTACTCGTTGACCAGGATAGAATCGGTCAGGAGTAGTAACACCTGAAATGGTTACAATGTTAGTACCTGTACCACCACCAGAATCAACAGCAGAAATTGCACAAAGACGGTAGCTCAAGTTTTGGGAGAGATACCAATAGTTACAAAGAGTGTGAGAGATGTTCTTAGCAAAACCTTCAAGTTTTGGACCGATAATTTCGCCAATGAAAGCAGGAGTTGCTTCCGCTTGAAGTTCACCAAGAGTCATCATAAGGTTAGTAACCAAAGCCCGCATAGGAATTTGCAACCTATATGGTTTTTGGTTAGCACCAACGGTAGGATCGGGGAAGGTTTGAGTTAGGTTTTGTACATGAACTTTGTTAGCAGCAGTACTTGCTTTAACAGGAGTATCTGTATCACCAAATAAAACCCAATCCCCAGTTTCAGCAGCATTTTCAATAACACCAGTTAGACCACCTTGGAATACTTTTGTAATAAGCATGTCACGACCGATTGCATCGGCAGCTCCAACGCCTTGAGATGAAACAACAGTATCTCGCCAAACAGGATCTAAAGAAGGAAGAAAAACATCAACAGCTTTGTTGATAACTTCTTCGATTCGGCTCTCGTGTGTACTAAAAAGGCTGTCTGTAGTTGTAGCGTATGCCATTTTTTAGCCCTTTCAAGCTTTAGATTTACCACCTGCTGAGTCTTCTTGTACCAATCGGTTTAACACGTCATTCGTCCAATTATTTAATTTGGTATCGGCATGAGACATGGTGTCACCTTTTTGATAGGAAGGAGTCTCCACAGGTTTGGAAGAGAGAAGAACACTTTGCTCCGTTGCTGTTTCTGGTGCCTTCATTATTTGATCAGGATCACCAATTACCGTACGAAATTTATTTACCACAGCTTCCGCTGCTTTATTAGTTTCCTCGTTAAACCAAGAAAAGTCAAACTTTCCTCCTTGATTTTTTCTGTGATTTAATAAATTCATTGCTTCTTTTTCAATTTCTCGCTTAATCACAGCTGCTTTTGAACCGTCTGCATCCTCTCCCCCCAAGCGATTCATCGCTGTTAGAAGGGATTTTAGCTTAGGATTAGAAGAATATACTTGGTCTATACTTTCTGTAAGCTTATCTTTTAGTTGGTCTGTAGATAAACGTTCTTGATTCATACGTAATCGTTGAATCTCTTCTTGTTGTTGAGCAATAAGTTGCTCATAATTATTATTTTCCATAGGAACTTCCTTAGTATCTAGAGTTTCTTGAGTAGGAACAGGAACTTCTTCCGAAGCTTCTTGACTTTGCCGAGTTTGAAATTGGATATAATTATTTATATCCTCATCGTTGTAACCAGCTTCTCTCATTACAAAAGCTGTACTTTGCCAACGATCAGCATCGTTTCCATAATCATTCGTTATTAGCCTCGTAGCGTGGTTTTTGTACGCTTCAAGACTTTCTTTTTCAGAGAGAAGACGGTCGTATTCTGCTTTAGAAATAGTTTCTTCTACAGGAGTATTAACCTGTTCTTCCTGGGAAAGGGAAGGCTCCGCTTGGACTTCCTGGGATTGGATTTGCTCCGACATTCATATTCTCCATTTGTGGTGCTTGTAAAACAGCCACATCATCGGGACTTGGAACAGCTTCTGGGAGTACCATACCCAGACTGTCTAATAAAAATTCACGATATCTTTTAAATGCATTTTGTACTTGAGGAGCAGCTAATGCCATTTTAGGAGATGCCATGAATCCAGATAATACACGAAGTTGCAACTTTGGGGTTGCCATGTAAGGCGTAACCACAATTTGTCCAGGAGAAGCCCCGTTCCCGAAAAGGACTAAACAGTTCCTAATGACTGCTTCGTAAGCATTTCTTTCTTCATCTAAATACGCAGCTACTTTAATTCCTTGTTGGATTAAAAATATTTTAAAAGCTTGGAGATCCATGACTCCTGCTTTAAGCATTTGAAGACCTTCACTTTTAATAGCTGCAGCACTCTTAGGTTCTCTTTGAGCAATTGTAAAAGAGAGATCTTGTAGAGTAGGTAAAGGATTACTTTGTTCAAAACTAATAGTATTATTTTCTGGGTTAAGAACTACTCCTGCTAGATCAAGACTTAGTTTTTCTATTCGTATAGCTCTTGGGACTTCAATTAAATTTTTAATTATAGAACTTAAAGAAGCTCTGTAGCAGTTTGAAAAGGCTCTTTCAAGACCACGAGTAGGTGTACTAATAGCCTCATTAATTTTTTCATCTAAGTAGTTAAGACCACTAGCTGAGTCAACACGACCCTTTTGAGATATAAGATCTCGAATAGGATTTAAAGTGTCTAACATTTGTTTTGCAAAAGCAGCAGTCTTTCCTGGTTGATCACCCATTGTTACAGGAGTAATAGGGAAAGGTTTAAAGTTTTCTGAAACAGGATCAGGTTCAAAAGGTAAAACTTTTAGACCATCTCCAATATCTCTTAGTAAAGAACGTTCATTGAATTGCCCTTGAGGCATAACAAGAACTCCGTACCTATCCATATCCCTAACATTATTAAAGAGATTCTTTAATAGTTTTTCCATTTCACGACTAAGACCAAAGAGTAAGTCAAACATTCCCATACCGTGGAATGTTCCGTTCTCCATAAATCTAGCAAATCCAATAGGACAATATACTTCTATTTCAGAGTAATCTTCATCTTGAATTACATAATCTCCAGATGTAACTACATAACGATCTACTGTTCCTGCAGGTCCATCAATCCAAACTTCTCTTACTCTAATTAAAGTATGTACTGAACCCGAAACAGTTCTTGCAGAATCAGTTCCTTCAATGATATTCATATCACTTCCAGTATTAGAAATGATGTCGTTTTCTGCAGGATTAGACCAATCTGTTCCAATATCGTCTTCCCAATATTCCATGTGTTTTAGATTCTTTTTAATTCTAGAACCATACTTTTCTTCTAATACACTTAATGGAACAATACGTTGTCTTACTAAACCACTTGCTTTGGAATAGTCTTCACCTACTGAAGGAAAAGGAAATAACTCCCTAGGGTGAATTACTTCTAAATCATTTGTCAAACCTATTGAAGGATGATCTGTAATATGTCCTGAGATGCCACAACTTCCTAAAGCTGTAAAGATATAACAAAATTTACTTTTTACATCTTCAAGTTGATTGGCACTCATGGTGGAATCAAGAAGAATTTGAGCAACTGATCGTTCTCTTATGCCAGATAGAGTAGCTCCTCGTTGTTGAACTCGAGGACTTACATCTAATTCAGATAATTTACTTGATACCTTGTCTATTGCAGAAATAAGTTCTTGAGATTGGTATTCAAGATTCCCATTTTCATCTAAAAAATTAGGAGATAGCTTTCCAAATTCAGGGTCAAAAACATCGAAACGTCTTGCTCCTTGTAGGTAATAATACGCAAGAAGCCACATAGTTCTTCTATAAGAAGTACGGATTTCCTCTCGATCAGCGTGTTGATCAATTAGCCTTGCTAGGGCTTTCTTGTCCTTCGGTAGCTTCAACGTACGGTAAGCCATTTATATTTCTCCGTTTTTTCTTTGCAACCCCGCCAGGTACAAAATTGCCTGGTCCCATAATACTTTTTAATTCAGCATCCGCTAGTCCTGCAGTGTGATTTTCGGTAGATTCTCCTTTGTACACCACTTGACTGTTCTCTTCCTCAGATTTTCCATAATGGGATTTTAATAATTTATCAAAATATGATATAGGAATTACCACATGTTGTTGAAAATTAAACTCTGGAACTTCCATCGTTTCGATCTCCTTGCTGATTATCCATTAGTTTACTCACAAGAGCCACTGGAATGCTAGATAAATTTACCTCATATATCAATGGGGTATTGGTCTCTTCATTCATAATCTCGCCATCTTCCATTTTTTCTAAAGCGGTTCTGGTATCTCTGGTATTTGCAAAAGATTTGTGAAGTCGTCCTTTAATTACATATTGAGACATGGCTACACAGTCAATTTCATCATCATGCTGCAGTCCACCGTCTCTAGCATCAGGGTTAAATTCCTCTACTTGATCTAATAATCTGTTCCAAACCCCTTGATTTCTTCTAAATAAAGGGAATTTAATAAGATTGTTTTCAAATCTATGGTGCAAAGAACTAATTTTTGAAGCCTTATCTACCATTCCAGGGTTTAGTTTCTTTATTCCAGGGACATGATTTACACCTAATTCATATACCATTCCCGTACTAACCATAGAAGAAAGCGTATTACATAGGGTTAACCCTGTTTTAATTGCTTCTGGGTGTACTGTTGGTACTTTCCACTTATCGGCTAATAAGAATATATTCTTGATTAATACTTCTTCTTTGCATTGTTGTGAAAAAATATCTAGGACAAACAGAGTATTTGCACTATTAACTCCCATTACACAAGCAACTTTATAGTCAGAATCCGCACTAGAAGTATACGAAGTATCTACTGTCATAAACAATCGAAGGCTATTTAAGAACTCATGCATAGGATATTTATGAAGCATTTCTTTGTGATCTCTCCAACAAATCAATGTTTCACTCTCTCTTGGAGTATCTCCTATTAAAGGATCTACATCTTCTAGCCACCACCCGTGTTTGTCTTTTTCTAATTGAGGGAAATAACTTTCAGAAGATTCCCCTGGCCTTGCCATGTATTCTGCAAGAAAGTTAGGAGTTCCGATAATCTCTCGAATCTCTTCTAATGAAATTCTATCTTGTAACTCAGGATGATCTTTTTTATATTGTTTATCAGGAGGCCACATATCAGGCCAACAAGAATGTATTTTTCCTGATTCATCTTCATAAGCAGCACGAATAATCATTCGACTCCATAGATTAAACCTAGGATCGGTAGCCACTTTAGACCCATCTTCATTAGTGTTTGTTTGCAAAGCGTGCCAGGCATAATGCCTACGAGAAACAAAAGTCGCAAGCCAATCTACACCACAGCCCCTACGCATAACCATAGGGAGGACAACCTTAAAAAGAAGGTTGTCCATATAAGAACGCAATACCGACATAGATGTACTAGCCTTCGGATCGTACTCAGGGTCATCGAGAACATAACGTCTAGGACGACCACCACGTTGACGAGACTCAGCAGATATACAACGCAACCAAGATCCATTTCTTAATTGCATCATTTCAGTTCCAAATGGAGCTTCACCACGTTTAGGAATCAAACGATTGTCAGGAGCTTCTTTATTCCAATCATCTAACAAACGCATATTGTTTTGTAATTGATCTTTAATAGCTTGCCCAGTTCCTTTAGCATTATCATTGGTAGAAGTTGCGTACAAAATAGTAAACGCATTTCTACTTAATAATCTTAGTAAGGTTGCTTTACGCACAAGAAAAGACTTTGCAAACCCACGAGGAGCAATAGCAATATTTCTATTAGAAGATGCCCATTGAGATAATATATCGAAGTGTCCTTGGGGGGAGGGCAATGGTTCATCATCGTAAAACAAAGGATCAAAATCCTCTGTTGCGTTAAGATAATAACGATCAAAAAATTTAAGAGATGCTACGAAAGCGTTTCCTTTGTCTGCAGGAGTTCCCCCCAACAACCATTGTCTACAGGCGTTTACTCTTGCCTGGCGTTGTCCATCTTCTGTTAAAGAAGCATAGTCAGCGGGTAATGGGTAATAAGGATTAGGCTCAACTTTTTTAACACTCAATATTGGTTCCTGTATTCTGAAACTCGTGTAAAGACTGAAACTACTCCTAGTCTACACGCAATAGTTCCCATTACTTCTGGAAGATCTGCATAGGGAGTTGACTTTACCAATTCACAAAGTAAAGGAATGTATTTTTCTTGGAATGCAGACTCAGTAAGTAATTCTTCTTTTAATAACTTACAATATAGTTTTCCGTTTCCTATCCAAGTAAAAGGATCTTGAATACCTAACTCTTCGAGAATAGGAAAACCTAATTTAAACAACTCATCGTCTGAACAAGAAGATATAAAGTGAAAAGCTTTTTCTACCTGGGGAGGAATATTAACTAGACGGGGGGAGGTATTCTTTGTTCCTACCTCCGAAATCACTTTCTTTACGACCTTTTTCTTCTTGGAGTTCGGTGAGGAGTTTTTGTGTTGAGGTGATTTTTTGTTCTCTGATTTGTCCATTGTTGTCACAACTTATTGATTGTTGGATATTCCCAATAAGCCCATTCGTTTGCCCTATATCTTTTAGAACAGACCTAAAATGCTTCAGGGCAGGAAGAGCTATCTTAGGATCTGGATCTCTAATGAGATTTACAATAGTATCTATCTCTTCAAATATATCAAAATTTGAAGCAGATACCGCAACATCAAAAGCTTTTGTTCCGTAGAAAGAAGAAAGTTTAGAACCTTTTGCAGGTTTTTGAACAATAGATTTGTTTTCTTCATTCTGCATTATTTAAGTCTACCATTGTATTAGCCTCTTGTTCAAGGTCTTCTTTAGCTGCAACAGGAATATTATGCATTCCAAGGGCAATTAATTTTTTAGCTGCAAGTTGTGCAGCTTTCTTTGTAGTTTGAATTAATTTTCCTGTTTGTAGTTTTTGAGTATAAAGCAATTCAGATACAACCCCAGATATATTTTTACGAAATTCCAAAACATTAAGCTGTGACCCTTTACTTCCAGAAGAAGGTGATGTAAAATCAGGTTCTCCTATTCGACTAATGTATCGAATGGCGAGCTGAAAAGACGTTAACTCAACATACCATTTTCTTCCTATACGAATACGTGGAACCGATAAAGCCTTACAAAGTTTTTTAAAAGCCCGTAACGAACAACCCAACTCTTCGCAGTACCACTCTTCTCGAAAAAGCCTAATTCCACTTCCAATACCTATATATGCTTTTTTTTCTGAAAACCTTAAATTGTTATTAGTACTGAACATTAAATTGTGGTGTGGTCCTTGTAGTAGGATCGTATGGAGGATTTGCAAAATCTTTAGCCATTTGCATATAAGATCGATCTTGCCCAAGAAATTCACCAGTAAGACTTGGTCCTGCCAGCATATCTTGTACTCCTCTAGCTTCGTTTACAGTAGCAACTCCTTCTCCTGCTCCAAATGTAAGATTAGCAGCTCCTCTTCCAAGTTGACCTTTTTTAAGTTGTCTTCCCCCTCTTATTACATCTCCAACATAAGGGATTCTTTCAAGCCCTTTTCTTTTAATTTGCCTATGAGCAATTCTAGAAACAGGATCAAATTCAGTGATTACTCTTCCTAAACCTTTTAGAATACCACCTGCGTCTTCTACAGAAGCTACTCCTCCTGCTCCAGAACCTAAAACATTAGGATTAAACCTTGGAAGTGCTTTAGAAAGGGCACTTCCAATTGCTTGTTTTACTCCAGGAATTTTTCCTGCTGCCCCTAAAACTCCACCTCCAGCAGCAGTTAATGCTGCTTCAGCTATAAAATCAGGGTCTTGTGCTCTATCAACTATAGTTCCTGGCAATTCTTTAAGAACACTTCTAAAAAAAGATTCTTGGTCTGCATCAATCTCTTTTCTTCGTTCTTCATTTTCTTGTCTTCGTTTTTCAAGCTCTGATTTGTACAAAGCTTCTGCAAGCAGTTTATTAGTTTTTTCTCCTATACGAGCTTCTGTAACTTTCATTTCAAAATCAGTTGCCATTTTTTTTCCCTCGCATCTTTTTAACTAAGGTAAAATCACTTACCTGCACCAAAGAAAGGATAACACAATGACAGTAGGAACTCAAGCTAGACCTTTAGAATCTAGTGAACCTATGAAAATTGCTGAGTCTGTTTTACGTCAAAGTTTCGGTACTCCTAATAAAAAGAGGGGTCTTTGGTTTCACCAAGGCGGTTATTACCATTGGTATGGCAATGAATGGGTTATTCGAAATGACGAATGGATTGAAGATTTTCTTTGGAGAGAACTAGAAGATTCGTATTTTCAAGAAGTTAGAGACGGAGTTCCTTCCGTAAGAAGACTTTCTCCTAATAAAGCAAAAATAGATAACATCATGAGAGGTCTAAAAGCAAAAGTTCGTTTTGAACAAGTAAGTACTCCTGCTTGGGTATCTAGAAAAGAAATGCCTGACCCAGGAGAATGCATAGCTTTTCAAGATTATGTACTAGATACTCGATCACAAGAGTTAATCCCCAGAGATGAAACGTGGTTTGACCATGTAATTATTCCTTGCCCCTACAACAAAGAAGCAGAGTGTCCTACCTGGATGCGATGCATTGATCAATGGTCTAAAGGTTGCGAAGATTGGAAACGATTATTGCAAATGTATTTAGGTTATTGCCTTTTAAACCACCGTAAAAGGGCTAAATGGCTCTTAATGCACGGTAAAGTAAGAAGTGGTAAGGGTACTATTGCTAAGATATTGCAGGTTTTACTAGGTCAAGAGACTTTTAAATCTACTTCCCTAGATGATATATCAGGGGATTTTGGATTAGATGGATTACAGACTTGTAGAGTATTGCTTATTTCTGAAGTTAGCGATCTTGATACCAGAAGTAGTGAACGGGCTGTAAGAGTATTGAAACAAATCATTGGTCAAGACCCTATTAGTATCAATATTAAATTCCAAAGACAGCTGCAAAATATTGTTGTAAATGCAGCACCTATTATCCAAGCAAATGAGATACCTAATCTCCCTAATAAAGGTAGGGGATTATCGTCTAAAATGCTTGTTTTACCCTTTGAAGTGTCATTTGAGGGCAAAGAAGACCCCTATTTAATTAATAAATTGATGAACGAATTGGAGGGTATAGCTCGCTGGTGTATAGAAGGAGCGATTCAAGTTACAAAAGGTGAACGTTTTATAATGCCTGGTTCTGCAGAAGAAACCATACAAATGTATCATTTGCAAAATAACCCGTTTGACCATTTCCTGGAAGAACGATTCGTACGTAATACAGATGGTTTCGTGAGTACCGAATATATTTGGGAAAGTTGGAACGACTGGATTAAATCTAATCATATTCGAAATGTCTTTATCCCTAAAAACCAACTTGTGTATAAAATACAGACACAGTCAAGTTGGGACTTAAGCCGTCACCGACAAGGAGGCGGGGGTAAGAGAGGATTAAAGGGCCTTTCGATTCGTAAACATTTTGAGGAGCTTATGTAATATGGAAAGTGAATTTGATTTTATCCCTGAAAAAGGGATTAATAGTGGTAAATTTCAAGCCTTAAAAAAGATCTTGGGTAAAAGCTATAAGAATTTATGCGATATCCCAGCTAAATTTTTATGGATGTATTTTTGCCAGGGGGACTACGTAACAGGTGATATGCTTGCCGATGAAAACGGCACCCTATGGACGTTTATTGATGGTGGGGATTCGATTATTCTTAATAGTGCTGAAGGAGCCTTTGTAGTTCATACTGAATTTCTTGATTAACCCTATCCTGTACCATAACGTACCAGACCTGTTCCATAGGTTTTGGTACAAAAAAGCGAGCTTGGTTAGCATACTAGGCTCGTTTTTTAGTGGTTGTACCACATGTACCACACATTAAGTTACTATATATTATATACCTTACTACGTATTAGCTTTATAAGTATGGTACAACTGGTACAAACTATAATAATAGGGCATACAAAACAACCACAAAGGATATGGCGTACCAGGAGGTATGGTACAAGTGTGGTACTAGTATGGTACAGAGTTGCAAAGATAAGTTGCAAATAGTGAAAAATTCCTGTAGAAATTTGTCCTTTCTTATAGATAACTAGCGTTAACATGGGGGGCTTTCACCTTTCTAGCCACGATATTGCTGCTAACCCCTTATTACTTACTACTTAAGCACCATACCCTGTTATCGGTAGGCTGTTGCCTGTTTGGTTATCTCTTATCGGTAACTGCCCTCTCCCTGCGGGAGGGCAGTCACCTCTCCAACTTTAATACTTTTTTCTACAAGGAGAATCCAATGTACCCACACTCACTACCATACTCACCAATAGCATCAGAAACACTTCGTAATGAAATGTACTATGAATGGCTAGAAGAAGAAGAAATAAGAGAACTACAGTACCTCTTTTACGAATTCATATGTCCCTTAACACGAAAAGAACAAGAAAAAGTCGAATATTGTTAATAAAACTTTTTTCTTTTCCCCTAAAGGGGAAAAAAGTTTTCCGTATATCGTTATTAATTTTTTATAAGGAGTGTTTATCATGAGTAAGTTTAATAGATTTAGTACAGATGATCTAGAGATCCTAGCAGAATCTTTATTAAGGCAAGTAGATCAGTTGACGCAGGAGAAAATACATTTACGAGAATGTAATTGTAGGCTAAAGTCACAGATATCTGACTTGCGAGATCAACTCCCTAAATATCCCGATTATATGACATCAGGTATTCAAATCAATGATAATGGTGATGAATTGATCTTCCTTGATGATGAGCCTGATAAAGCTCCATTCTGAATATCTGAGATCCTGCCCTCTCTCCCCTGCGGGAGAGGGCAGAACCTCTTACCTTTTTATTTTTATTTTTCTCTTGAAAGGAGAATCCAATGCATTTACTTACTATTGATCAAGTATCAAGAATCATCTTAGCATGGCGAGCCAAGTACGGGCAAGATACCGTAAGTGATGGACTTGAACAACAACTCTACGTGGATGCTCATCGTGAGATCCTCACCGAAGACCGTATCTTATCTGACCTGAATACTGAGCTTGCACTCAGTACTCCATTAGTGAAAGGAGGTATCTAATGACTGACCTATACAAGTATTGGCAAGAACAATATGAGGAGCAAGCTGAAAAGAACATGCAACTCCTCGAAGAAAACCTAAAGCTGGAAAAGAAAATCAGCAGACTTCAATGTGACGTCTGGTCTCTTGAACGCAAACTTGAGTTCAACGAGATCGAAAAGAAGACAGATCAAGCCTTAGCTGAATACGAAAGACGCTCTCAGAAGCTGATAGAGGCATACAGAGACGATAAACCGTTACCAGAGTTCAAAGAAATACGTATAGATATTGATCGCTGTTAATCGAAACACTCTCCCCCCTCCCCTTGTGAAGGGGGAGAGGTTTCTTCTTCATTACTAATCGTTTGTTTTATTTAATTGAAAGGAAATAAAATGACAACTTCAACCGTAGATTACAATCTTATTAACAACTTCAACTCAAAAGAAACTAGTTCTAATCGTCCTCTAGTTTCTGTACAAGATGGTAAACCCATTCTTACTTATGACGATGGAATCTGTGAGATGTCTATCGATGCATCAAAACTTATTCCTTCATGCCGTAATGGTATATGGGGTGTGAATTACAGACCAACAGGTACTAAGCAAGTTGGTACTGCTGGATTCAAATCAACTGTACCTAATCACCGCATGGAACAGATTACCCCAGAGATGGAAGCGAACGGTACTCAACCTTCGTTTGGTCTATGCATCTCCATGTTCTGGAAAAACATTCCAGAAGAAACAGCTCATAGATTGTGTGAGATTCACGGTATTGATCCCGCTGAAGTTTCATATACAACTGAGCAAGCACCTCGACAAGATAGTCGATTTGGTTGACCCCGAACACCTAGGCAAGTGTATAAACTGCCTTCCTTCGGGATTCTCTTCCATATTAAAACACTTACAAAAAGGGGTAGACAAGGATGTCAATCATAAAATGGTCTCACATAACTGTAAAAGACCTTACTCAAGTATCAAATATTCCGTGGTCTGAAGACTGCGATTGGGACATGTTCCTAGATAAAATCGATTATCTCGTTAATGACTCACCTAACCCATATGATATTGAAGACGTTCACTCTGAATATTACTGTCAAAAAGAATGTATCGAACTGAATGTACCAGTACCAACTAACTCTCATATGAGAGGATTCTCATCTGTAGAAGTATCAGCTATGAAGCTGGAAAGGATTGAAAATGAGCGGAAACTTAGACGTCTTAAGGTCACAAAAATCTTTGTTCCTAGAAAACATTCCACTAAGAGGAAACTTCGGAGTACTAGGAGCTGTAACCAGACTGTCAACAATAGGAGAACTGCTGTGTCTGGAGGGGCAACAGATCGTGTTGACTATGTTGGACAAAGAAAACGTACCAAGAGACATAACCTTCGATTATTCAACCAATACAGAGGGATTCATACCTAGTCGTTTCTTAGATAAGTTCATTGACTGGTATCGACCTGATGAACAAGAACTTATACAAGAATACATTTACAACTCACAAGAACGTCCTAAAGCATGGAAGCACGGTGATTATGACGGGAGGATGGATTGAACTTCTATTTATTATCTGGATTGTCTGGGCAATTATAGGAGTCGTAACAACTATAGGGGATCAAGAATGACCTCAACTGATATTAATATTTTTCAAGTGTACAATCGTGTGCAAGCACAAGTACTGCATTTAGACAGGTTCTTGGCATCACTTCCTGATCCAGAACTTGATCTATCCAATCTCATGATATGGCAATACATATTGATGGCTAGACATGAATTGATCATGCAAGAGGCGACCGCTTGTTGTCGTCAAAACAAAGACCTTATGAAAAAGTTTTTCAGAATGATTGATGAGTGTCGTGTTCAAGACAAACACAAGCGTGATGCTTTTGGTTATCTTGCCATAGACCCACCAAGATTTACACTCGAAGAGATATGTAAACGTATAGAACAAGTAGCTACTGTGGCTACCAAAAAACCCTTAGATCTTATAAAGGAGGATCAATATTATGGTGGTAACTGCACCTAATTACGAAATCGGAAAACAGTATGCATGGGGTACATGTGTATGTGAAAGAACTCTTAACTCATTTGAAGAGAAAAATCTTACAACTAAATATGTACGCACTAAAACTCATCATCCTGTTCATAGCGTAACAGTCAATGAGAAGTTTAGAGAACATTGTTCACGTATGAACATTGAACTGTCAGAACCTAGGCATCTATTATCTAACGACCAAGGAACTATCTTATCTTGGTACAATCTTAACCATACAGATGTGGACTCATCTCAAACAACTTATCAAACTGCTATCCTCAATGATCACACCAAGAAGTTCAGCCTCACTGCACTACTCGGAGAACAAGTAGGCATATGCACTAACAAACAAATGTGGGCAGAGTTTATCAACAAGCGTAAACACACAGCCAACATTGAAATTGATCTTGACTTCTTCATGTACCAACTACCTGTTCAACTGTTAGAAAGTGTCAAAGCTATGAACAAAGAACAACAAGATTGGAAAGAGATGGATCACTTTGATGATGATATGCAACGTAATGATTTCGTAGTTAGGACTATGGACATAGGTATCATCCAACCACGATGTGTTCCCCATGTCCTCAAGCACTTACGAACCCCAGAACATCCAGAGTTTCAATACTCTAATTTCTACAACACTTACCAAGCATACACTTCGCATTGGCGTGACACAAATGCATTCACATTAAGACATAAATGCAAGAAGTTACAGCACCTATTGCGTAATGAATACAGAAATATTGTAGAAGCAACTAAAGCTGAAGAAGCTACAATGAAAGGTATAGGAGGAGGAGTATACCGATGGGACGACTAGCCGTAGACAATGAGCTTATGCATTGGATACAACCTAAAAGAAAAGATACAGAATATACAAACCATTTCACTTATAAACAAACTGAAAACTCAGAAGAAATACTTGATGCTATCTATGAAGACAGAGTTATTACTTCTGAAACCTACGAAGATGCAGTAAGTCAGGTTAAAGAAAAATACGATGACCCTTCTATGCCAACCTATATAAGTAGGATCAAAGAATCTGAAATACCTTCTTATTCTATAGAAAAAAGAAGGACTATATTTGAAAAAAGGATTTTTGTTTATGATCTTCCTATCTTAACTGAGTATGTAGATCCTTCTGAACTAATACCTACCTTTAGATTGTTTCCTCATATAAATATCTTTGATCATCATATTGAAGAACGATATAAAGATACCTTTATTATTTCAAAGAAAGGATCAGATTACTATGAGTATTGTACTAAGACATTAAAACGTAGAAGAGCTGCCAAGAAAAAGAGAGGCACTACTACTGCACCAATGTACAAGTACGATTACATAGATCTCTTGGAGGTTATGCATTCAGTTGCAAAGAAATATGTATTGACTGGTCATTACCTTGAGCCTTACTACAGTAAGCATGATAACAAAGATTACCTTACGAGATTAGTTAATAAAATGTTTAATCAGTTAAACGAACACTCCATTCCTGAGTTTGGATCTGTTATACTTAACGATCCTGAAGTTATAAAAGCTTTAAAGGGATACAGAAATAGTATTAAGAAGAGTGACGAAGCTCTTCATGAAACTTTGACTACCATTTATAAAGGAGATAATGATGGATTCAAATATTGAGATGTTTAGAAAAGTAGATTGTCAAATAACAAAGGATGATCTCATCGCTATTAAAGTTCAACAACTTGAAGAAGATTTACATGAAGAAAAGAAACAACTCTTTGAACAACGTAAAGAACTCACCAAGAAATTAAAAGATTACGCATACGATTTACAAGTAGGTTGTGAGCGACAAGCAAGAAAAGAATTTGATGACATGAAAGAACAGTACAGAGGTATTGGTGATGACATCGAAGACTTTGGTGGTAAGATTGAAATGAAAAAATCAAAAGTGATAACACTCTATTGGATTCATGGAGACACAGATTCCACTGAGTTTGATTGGATCATGCCACCTATTCTTGAAGAGTTTAGATTTAAACCTATTAAAAGATCTGATTGGAAAGATATCATAGGTAGAGAAAGCCACCTTGATATAGGTTATTCCTTTGATATATATATTGAAGCTAAGAAAACCTCTGATTATTATGATGGTAAAACAACTATTGGCAAGAAAAAGATTTCTACTTCTGCTGAGATATGCAGTGAAGGATGGCATTTACAACTACTAGATTTATCTGAAAAGATGGAACTACTTAAGATTAAAATCTTTGAGAACCAACGTAGACTGTCAGACTTACCACGACAAGAACGTAAAGTCAAGGCAGAGATAGCAAAAGAAATGCTTAAGAGATCTGGTGATGATGGATCAAGTTTACTTGACTCTATCCAAGACGTTAAGCTATTATCCTGATACCTCCTTAAAGGTTAGAGGGTGGGGTTGACCGCACTCCAATTCCCACCCTCTATAAGGATTAAAGATATGTTAAATGAATTTGATTATGAAACAGAACCCGTTTATCCTGAACAGGATAAGGATTTACCTTCTTGGGAAACAGTTGCAGAACAACTAGCTATTAGAGAAGGCAAAGATAAACCTATGTCTAGGCAATGTATTCATATGTTGTATAAACAACTTGTCAAAAAGATAAGAGTAAAACTACAACGTGATCCCTATATAAAAGAGTTTTTAGAAAACACTAAACACAGAGAGGATTTATATACATGATAGTAACTAGTTTAATGACTGCTTTAATAAGCACAATGACTCCATTAGAGTTAGCTATTTGGAAAGTAGAAACCAATCAATGTTTAGAAAATTGTCCAGAAGGAGAAGCAGGTGAGATAGGACCTATGCAAATAACTTATGCAGCCTGGTCAGATGTAGCTAAAGAAGGAGAGAAGTATGAAAAATGTGAAGAATTATATTACTCTGTTCAAATCTTTAGACGATATATGGAAAGATATGCAGGTCCCGATAGAACAGGAAAAATCTTTACCGATGAAATAGGTGCTCGCATATGGAATGGAGGACCAAACGGTTGGAAAAAAGATAGTACAAAAAAATATTGGAAGAAAGTAAAGAGGTTTTTGAAATGAGTAAGTCAAAGGGATTAGGAGATTCAATAGAAAAAGCTATTAAAACAGCGACGTTTGGGAAGGTAAAGTCTTGTGACTCTTGTAAAAAAAGAAGAGATAAATTAAACAAACTATTCCCTTACCAACAACAACAAGAAAAAACTCCTTGCCCTGGATGTAACAAACACAAAAGAAAAACTCCTACTAAACCAGGAGAAAGTATTATGATTGATTACACCCAACCCAACACCATTAATGACAATGTAAAAGTAGCTTCTGAAAGATGGAAAGCCTACTTAAAAAACCTACACAAGTAAAGGATTGCTGTGACCAGAATTATTTTTCCCAGTCATCAAGACTGTCAGAAATGTGACCTCCATATTACTTCTCCTACAACAGGTCATGCCACACAACACATCACTATCCAGGGAGAAACGCATCATTCAAAAGCAGTTTTATTTATTGGACATTCTCCTGATTACTTTGCAAGTAAACAACGACAACCTTTCGTAGGTAAAGTCGGAGACATAATTGCAAAAGCTTATGCACTTGGAAGTTTAGTCACAGAAAATGCTAGTGTTTTCACAACCAATCTAGTACGATGTTGTCCTGAAAAAGATACAAAAGTAAAGAATGCAAACTTAAAAGAATGCTACACAAAAACATTAGCCGACCTGACTACTTTGCTAATGGTTTACAAACAAGTAGCCGTCATTCTTTTGGGAAGCATTGCAGTACAATCTTTTTACAAATTGATTTTGAACAAACCTAAAATGAATATTAGGAAAGGACTTAGAGAAAATGGAACTACTTACTTACTTCCAGACTCGGAAAGAAGCCTTACTATCTTTTCTACTTTCCACCCTACTGCTTGTATTTTTGATCACAATAACATTAATGCTGTGGAGTCTCACATGGCTATGGTCAAAGATTGGGCATCAGATATTCACATCGAATGCGGTCCTCCTATTTGGATACGTTCTCTTTCACCTAACAAATTTAAAAGTATAACCCCAGAGAAATATGTCATTCACCATAAGCCTTGATATAGAAACCTACGGTGCAGTCGAATGGCTGCCAGAGCAGACTGTATTCCATCCAGATAAATCTATACACACAGATCAAATTCAAGTAGGTAATCTTGTACACACTGCAGCAATAACTATTTGCGAAGGTGAGTTAGATAACTTGATGCCCACTTATTCAATGTCTTTTGATATGCAGAAAGAAGAGGAGGTTCGAAGACTGCATCATTGGATCACAGAATCCAACACTATAATCGGTATGAACATACTGTTCGATTTAATGTATCTACGTAAGTTCAATAAACTATTTCAAATGTCCCTAATAAATAAAAGGTTAATAGATCTACAGATCTTAAATTATCTCCATGATGAAACACGACCAGAAAAATCTCTTAAAGATCTCGGACCCGTACTCCGAACCCATAAGTACGAAGGTTTTACCGCAGCGAATCATCGATTCGAGAGTAGCAGCGATAAAGAATTACATTATTACAACGTGCTGGATACCCATAATACTGTCCTTGCTTGTCGTGAGTTACTACGCAGGATAAAGAAAGACTATCCAGGCACAGCCAAAGCAAGTGAATATTGCATAGACTTTTACTCGGATGTTCTATGGTCAGTACTGCGTATGTCAGAAGATGGTATACCAATGGACACCAACTACCTAGAAGAGTTGGAATTAACTACACAAGAAAAGATCCAGGAAGCCCTGGAGTTTTGTAAAAACCACGACCTTCTCCTTGAAGGCACAGGTTCTGCAGGATCTAAACAAACCTTCATGAACATGCTTTGTGACACCATAGGAGGGGAGATCCGTGACCATCCAATGCTTGAGTATACACAAAAAACAAAACAGATAAGCTACAATGATAACAACCGAAATCTCTTGTCATCTAAACTACCATCTGATTCTTTCCTGGTGGACCTGCTACAAATGTGCAAACAGCACAGCAGTAATCAAAAGATCCTTTCTTCGTATTGCTATCCGCTTTTAAAACACAGACGAAACAGACCAGAAGACAAGTCTTCTAAGATAATTGGGGGGCGAATTTACCCTACTTGGTACATCACAGGTGGGAAATTTAGCGATGGCGGTACTTTACAAGGCCGAATTACTTGCAAACGACCGAGTGCTCAGACATTCCCCCCAATAATAAAGAAGGGGATTAAGAGTTTAAAGAATGAGATCATCGGATTTGATCTATCACAAATAGAGCTCAGAGTCGCAGCCCTCCTATCGGGAGATGCTGCTCTCTGTGCTGCCTATTTAGATGACTTAGATCTACATGCCGAACGAGCATCTCAAATCTTTATGAAACAAAATGTAACAAATGAAGAGAGACAGGTAGGAAAATGTATTAACTTTGCCGATCTGTTCCGATCTGGTGCTGACACTATGCAGTCTACCGTGATGGCAATGACAGGACAAAACAAACCAAAGACTTTCTTTCAAGAGATTGTTCGCACTCGTAAGCAACACCGACCTGGCTTGTGGAATTGGCAAGAAGAAGTCATTAGAACTTCAGAAACCACAGGCAGATACGAGCTTCCTTTCATAGGACAATCGAGATTCTTCAGAGGTGGGGACAAATACCAGATCAGCGAGATGGTCAACTTCCCCGTTCAAACCACCGCCAGCAATACCTTGTTAAGCATACAGATAGAAGTTAATAACCAACTAAAACCTTTACGATCTCAACGATACGACTCAGATATCAAACTTCTTATGAATGTTTACGATGCTTTGTACTTCGAATGCCCTAAACACAAGATAGATTCTCTCAAAGAAATCTTCCATCAAGCCATCTTAAACGTAGAAAATAAATTATATTGGAATTATCTTTGTCAACTTTATGGAAGAAAGATACCATTGAAGTATGACAGTGAAACCTGGTCCTAGATTTGATTTACAAAAAAGAAAAGAAGTATTAAACGATTTAAAATCCATGTTGGCAGAGGGAGTTGAGATAAAAGAAGCAGCTTATGCTTGTAATATTTCAGTAAACTATGCCTACCGAGTTGCAAAAAGATACAAATGGCCTTATAACTACGTGTCCAAGGCGAAGAGAAAACGGGTTACAGATGCCATGACGTATGGTTTTACCCCAGAAGAAGTAACATCCTTGTACAAAATATCACAAGGTCACATTGAAAAAATCATTTACGATCATTCAGGACACTCGGGAGAAAAGACCCCTCTTATTCCCGAAACATTTAGTACTCTGGAATGATGCGTACCCACCAGGCAAGAAGAAGACGCAAACGGTCCAGATACATGTCATCAAGGAACAACTGGAGACGGGTGACTACCAACTCCAAGAAGATCCAATGGGTACAGTTATTGAACGGAAAGGATCTCTTTCTGAACTCTCAAAAAACTGTATCACTAAAGACAATAAAAGATTCCTTTCTGCGTTGGATAGGCTGGCTGAAGCACGGAATCCGATCCTAATGGCAGAAGGAACACCCACTAATTTTCTACGACCCCAGAGATATGTAGAAAAACCAGAAATTGTATTAGATTGTTTGCTTAAATTTCTCCAAGAACGTAAGATACAATTGCTGTTAATGCCAACTGGGGCAAGGTGTCACCGCCAGGCATTTTCAGATTGGTGTGCTCGTTTATTAATAAACGGATATAGGTGGACAAAATGAATAACCAATTCTTTAAGCTAGTATCTGGTAATTCCCCAGCAGCTACTATGCAAAAGTTTCTTTTCGGTGCGGATGGGGCTTTTTCTGATGTTTTAACCCCTTCTTTTGCACAAGGAGCTAGGACAGGACTCGTTACTACAACTGCAGTCTGGTCAGGGGGTACAAATAGTATAGAAATTCAAGGCTCAATGCATGGTCCTAGGACTAGAAAAGTTGCAAGAGCTACAGTTTCTACAGCTAACCCTACTAATGATCATGCTTTTACAATCAATGATGGTATGGGAAACGCAGTAGTTTTTACTTTTAAAGATGCTATAGCATCAGGAACTTCTACTACAGTAGATGCAACTAATGTTTCTGTTGGAACAGATAGTGTTAATAATGTAGATGTAGTAGCTACAAATGTAGTACTAGCAATCAACCATGCTCGTGATGATTCAACCATAAAATTCCAGGCAAATGCTTGGTACGCTGATGATAAAATTTGGATTGAATTAATGAATGAGGATGCTCAACTTACTTCAACTCCTGTCTTTACAGATACTGATAGTAATTTTGCAGAAGAAACTTTTGACAATGCTTCTGCTTGGAAGACTCTTCATACTATTACTAATCTTGCTGATGATGGTGTTGATGTTGCAGTTGTAACTCTAATGCCTCATATGAGAGTTAAACTTACTGATGCTGAAGATGGAAGTAGTGATTGCAACTTAGTAATTACCTGTGAACTTGGGGAGTAACCCATGCCTCTTTGGAAACCAACAGACGTAGAAGGTGCGTACGATTCTAGTACAACTTGCTCAATGTGGGTACGCCCAGAATCTTTACCAGTAAATGCAACCTGTACTATCTGGCAAAATGATGCAGATACTTCTACTAATTTAACAGCAGCAGTAAAATCAGGAGGTACAAGAGTTCCTCAAACTTCTGATGGTGCTGTAAAAAATGGGTACACAGGAGCTAGTTACCATACAGATAAAGAAAGTTATTTTACTTCATCTGCTTCTTCTTCTACGATAGGAGATGTAGGATATGGTTGTTTTTTATTCTATTGTTATTTAGAAAACGAAACTGTTAATGCTAGTAGCTCTGTAGTTCCTGCTAATGTAAATCAATTTATTTTTGCAAACGATGCATTAACAAGTTCCAATGCTCTCTCTACAAGAGCAGCAAACAGAGGTGTATGGCACTCAACAAAAGATGGAGCTGGGGGTACTCACTATACAAGAAGTAATCTTAGTGATAACTTTCAAGGAGCAACCACAGCTAACCTAACTATTAATGCAAAAACAGGAAATGTAACAGGTGGAGTTTGGACTTATGACTCAGCTCAAACTAGTGGAACAGGACCCCTTACTACTTTTGTAGGATGTGCAAGAACTATAGCTGCAGATGGGACTAACCAAAAAGTACAAACTTATTTTGCTGGAGCTGCATTAGCAGAAAGCACTGCTAGTTCTGGATCTATAAACATGAATGACTCTGGTGCTTTTATCTTAGGAAATGATAATGGATTTGATGAAAGCATACGAGGATCTATGTTTGAAGCTTGTATGATTCATATGGGAAGCACCTTCCATGAAGATATTAGAGATAGAATGGAAGGATATTTAGCTTGGAAATACGATGATTTACTTCCCGATTCTGATGAAGCAGGAACAGGAGGAAGTGTCCATACTTATAAACAAGGACCTCCAACTACATGTCATTGTGTAGCAGGATCTACTTTGTCTACTACCAAGTTAACTTCTAATCCTGTTATTCCTTACACTTTAAAAGAACCTTTAAATGTATACGATAGGAATCGAAGATGAGTGAATGGGAAAAGCGGGAGTCAGAAGTTCTTTATCGGTTAGAAAAAAATGGCAGTAAGCTAGATGATATTGATGGAAGGTTGAACAGAATTGAACGGCATCTTGGAATTATTCAAACTAAAATTTATTTTGGAGCAGCAATCATTTCTTTTATTGTAACTATGGGGATTAAATATCTTTCATAGATATAAGGGGTAAAGCAATGGCTAAAAAACGGGGTTCAATGAAAGGTCATACCATCAAAGGAGGACACAAACGTCCTACCAAAGCTGGTGCAGGAATGACTCGTAAAGGAATTGCAAAATACAGAAGAGATAATCCTGGATCTAAATTAAAAGGTGCCGTCACAGGCAAAGTTAAAAAAGGTAGCAAAGCAGCTAAGAGACGTAAGTCATTCTGTGCCAGGAGTGCAGGTCAAATGAAAAAGTTTCCTAAAGCTGCAAAGAATCCTAACTCTAGATTGCGTCAAGCCAGACGAAGGTGGAAATGTTAATGGCAAAGAAAAAGAAAAAAGCTGGAGCAAAAAGAGATGCTTGTTATCATAAGGTCAAGTCACGGTATACTAAGTGGCCTAGTGCATATGCTTCAGGAGCGTTGGTTAAGTGCCGTAAGGTCGGTGCAGCTAACTGGGGTACAAAATCCAAGAGTAAAAGGAAAAAATAATGCACGGTGGAAAATGCCCGAAAGGAAAAAAGATGTACAAAGCAAAAGCAATGCCTAAGAAAAAGAACGGTATGAAGAAAAAAGGTAATGGCAAAAAGAAAAAGCGATAGTCTACGTAAGTGGTTCGGTCGCAACAAAGGCAAAGGTTGGGTCGACTGTAAGACAGGAAAACCATGTGGACGTAAGTCTGCAAAAGGTGGAAGTAAACGACCATATCCTGCATGTCGCCCAACTAAAGCTCAATGCACTGCTGCAGCTAAAAGAAAAAAAGGCCCAGCTCGTATAAGCTGGAAGAAGAAAGCAAAGAAAAAATGAAACCAATACAATTTTTTATGTTGAGTTCTCTTGCATTAACTGGGTGTTCTTCAATGTCTGGTATCCCTACTCCTGTCCCTGGAGTAAGTATTCCTATTGATGGATTAGGATCTAGCCCTTTAGAATTGTCTTCTACAACCAGTGCTTATAACTGGATTATCCCCTTATGCATAGGTGCTGGCATTGTAATGCTCACAGTAACCCGTGGAAAACGAGGATGGTGGCCCCTTATGGGAGCAGGAGGAGTAATTCTTTTTAATGTTGCTATGGCAAATTATGCAAAATGGATTATAATCCCTAGCATAC